CTTTCAATTTTCTCCGGGGGATATTTTTGATATTACTAATACTATTTAGGAGGGCTTATACTGGGCAGATGTGCGGGGCTTTTTTAGGCAGACAACTGTTTCCTGGATCTGACCGTCCTTTCTCTCCGCGGGCTTTGGTATAGGTCCTCCTAAGTGGTATTAAACTATATGAAAGGACGTGCAAAACTATGGCGAGAGCAAAGACATCTAGTCTTAAAGAGACTAAAAGTGCACAAGAACCCTCGCCCTTATCACCAGAGGCGAGGATGAGTTACCTAACATCGCTTGCTTTAGACCTAGTAGAAGAGCGATTAAGGAACGGAACAGCTACTTCACAGGAGACAACATATTTTTTGAAGTATAGAAGTCGCGAAGCAGAACTAAAAGAGCAGATTCTTGAGAAACAGAAAGAGCTTATGGCTGCTAAGACAGAGAATCTTAGATCTCAGCAGCAGACAGAGAAGCTTTACGCAGATGCTATTGCAGCAATGCAGCGATATTCTGGAGTTTCTATCGATAATGGAGGATTGTAGGAGGTGGATCAGCATGCCGGATCTAAGAACCTACTCTGAACTAATCAAGCTTCCAACATTCGAAACCAGATTCAACTATCTTTCACTTAATGGAGTTGTTGGAAATGAGACTTTCGGCTTTGACCGATGGATGAACCAACGTTTCTACAATTCAAAGGAATGGCAATCCATCCGAGATTTCGTAATTATTCGAGATGGAGGTTGTGATCTTGGAATGGAAGGTTACGACATAATGGATCGTATATTAATTCATCACATGAATCCAGTCCAATCGCTAGACTTCATAAATGTAACGGACATGCTTACAAATCCAGAGTATTTAATCTGTGTAAGTCATAACACCCACAACGCGATTCACTTTGGAGATGCAAGTCTTCTTGCTACTGATCCAATAGAAAGAAAACCAGGAGATACTTGCCCATGGAAGTAAGGAGACAATCAAAATGTTCATTTATACAAACCCAAATCCAGCTAAAAATTTAGTTGGGGATTGCGTGATCAGAGGAGTGGCGATCATAACTAATCAATCGTGGGTAGATGTATATGATGACATAACATACAAAGGACGAGAAATGTATGACATGCCATCATCCAATTCTGTTTGGAATGCGTATCTAATAGATCTTGGATTTCGTAAAAAAGTAATACAGAATACGTGTCCTAATTGCTACACGATAAGAGATTTTTGTTTCGATCATCCTATAGGAGAATTCCTATTGGCAACTGGAACTCATGTCGTTGCAGTCATAGATGGTGACTATTATGACACGTGGAATTCCGGAGACGAAATCCCAATTTACTATTACGAGTATGAAAGGAGAAACTAATAATGCCAGCACCATATCAGCCTTTGACGAACTATTCAAGGGCTACGCAACAACTTTTGCAGCCTCAAACGCAGGCTCCTGTTAATACTGTTCCGCAACAGGCTCCACAGCAGTATCAGCCGATCGGAATGATTTGGGTCAAAGGACTTAACGGAGCAAACGATTATCCTGTAGCGAGAGGAGCAACACTAGCTCTATTCGATCAGGATGATGAACGTTTCTACATAAAGTCGGTAGACATGTACACAAATCAACAAACTGTTCGAGCCTTCTCTTACGAAGAGATGCAAGTTGAGCAATTGAATGGAACCGTAGACATGTCAAAATACGTTACGGTTGATAAGTTCAATGAAGTATTAGAGGAACTTGAGGAGCTAAAGGCTCAGCAAAAGAATCGAAATACCCAATACAAGAATAACTATAAGAAGAAGGATACCGATGAGCAATAAACTATACAATGAACAGATACAAAATCAAAATAGTAATAATCCTGTTGCTCAGTACAATAATTTTCGAAGCAACCCCATGCAATTTTTAATGGGAAGAGGATTGAACATTCCTCCGCAATTTGCAAACGATCCAAAGGGCGCAGTCCAGTATTTGGTGACTAATGGAATGATGTCTCAAAATACGTTGAATGGACTTATGCAAAAAGCGCAGATGATGGGGATAAAATTCTAATTAGACCTTATCCGCTCTTTCCATGAGCGGTTAAGACATAGTAACTAATTAACCCTTATCATTGACCTCAAAAAGTTAGAGGTAGGAAGGAGACAATTATGTCTTTAGTTGATTCAACAAATGGTAACGGAATCGTTATGCCCGTATCGCCTATGGGAAACAGCGGATGGGGTAATGGTTTCGGAGGCGACGGCTGGTGGGTAATTCTGTTCCTCTTTGCTCTTATGGGCAACAACGGCTTTGGCGGTTGGGGTGGAAATGATGCTGCAATGCCTTATTTCTACAACACCCAGACCCAGACCGATGTAAACAGAGGGTTCGCAGATGCTGCTCTTGCCAGTCAGCTTTCGAGCCTGCAGTCATCCGTAAACAACGGATTCTCGAATGCTGAAGTAGCTGCATGTGGTCGTGCAATGGATGCAATGAACCAGAGATTTGCAGATACTGCAGCTCTTTCAACTCAACTGAATAACCTTTCTATGGGACTTCAGAACTGCTGTTGCGAGAATCGTTCTTCCATTGCCGATCTTAAGTACGCGGTTGCACAAGAAGCATGCGCCGATCGTGCAGCAGTAAACGAAGCACTTCGTGATGTCCTTACTGCAAACACCGCTTCAACTCAGAGAATTCTTGACCAGATGTGTCAGGACAAGATCGATGCCAAGAATGAGAAGATTGCAGATCTTCAGAATCAGTTGACAATGGCTCAGCTGGCTGCATCTCAGAATCTTCAGACTTCTCAGTTGCTTGCAGACAATGCTGCACAGACAGCAGCTCTCGAGCAATACCTGGCTCCGACTCCTCGTCCGGCTTATGTGGTACAGAATCCTAATTGCTGCCAGCAGAACTATGGCTGCGGTTGCGGAAGTTTCTGACGGAGGTGATATTCCATGGCAGAGTTTACCTATAACGACGTTCAGATCGTGAATCCGAATCAGCCAGTAATTCTTAATACTACGATTGGCTGCGGAAGAGGATATGTATACCACAGAAATGAAAGTGGTATTGTAACTCTCAGGGGTATCGTCAACAATCCTTGCAGTAGCTTTGCAAGATACCAGGTGACATTCAATGCAAACATTGCAATTCCTACTGGCGAAACAGTTGGTCCTATTGCCATTGCTTTAGCCATTGATGGCGAAGCAGTAATGACAAGTAGAGCAATTGTTACTCCGGCGGCGGTTGGAGATTACTTTAATGTGACATCCACCGCAATCATCGATGTTCCTAAAGGATGTTGCAATCACATCTCAGTAGAATGTGTAGCAGCGGCAAACGATGGAACAACGCCGGCGCTTGCGATTAATGTACAGAATGCCAACATGACTGTATCGAGAATAGCCTAAGAAGGAGGGTTGTTGATATGACCGAAGAACTTTATGAGCTTTGTGAGAAGCTTACAAAAGACATTAAAGAACTGAATAAGAAAGAAGATATCACCCCTGCCGAACTTGAAAAAGCTTATAAGGCAGTTGATATCATTAAGGACATCAAAACTATCGAAGCAATGGAAGATGCTGGATACTCCAATGCGTATCCCTATATGGGCGAAATGGAATATAGTAGAGCAGGTAGGGGCTACCACAATTCCTATGACGGCTATGGTAATAGCTATGCTCGTGGACGTGATTCTATGGGCCGTTATACAAGCAGAGATGCTGGTTATAGCAGACATGGAGGAGATCGCGAATACATGATGCAGCAGATTAACGATCTTAGGAATAAAGTGGAGCAGATGTAACAGATGTGAAAGGAATTCAAAATGGAAAGCATCTTACTCTCTGTTAAAGATGCAATTGGCCCTAGCGCATCTTACAGTGCATTTGACAATTCCTTGATAATGCACATCAATTCGGTATTTAGTATCTTAAAGCAGCTAGGTGTAGGGCCTCAAGATGAAACGTTCAAAATAACCGGCGATAAGGAGAAATGGTCTGACTTTTATGAAGATGGTGAAAACCTGGAAATGGTTAAAACCTATATGTACATGAAAGTTAGGATGATGTTCGACATTCCTCAGAGTTCATTCGTATCGGATGCACTCAACAGACAGATCTCCGAACTCGAGTGGAGGCTGAACGCGGAAGTTGACCCTGGCGGCACAAGCGAAACTTACAAAAGGTAGTATCATTGGGGACGTTACTTTCATCGGTAGCGTCCCTTTTCGAAGAGGTGCTTAGCAATGGCTTATACAAGAGAGTGGCACAACCACAAGTACATTAGGAAAGAGGGAAATAGATACATCTATCCCGAAGACCTAAAAAAAAGTTCTACGGTCAGGTCCAATTTTAGAGGATCTGATCAGGAATTTGCAAAGAGACAGGGAGCGTACTCGATTCAGCAGATGAGACGAGAGAAAGCCATTCAGAGATCTCCTGGAAATGTCACTTACAAAGGTAAGACTATGACGCCTTCTGAGTATAGGTCTGCTGTAGCATCATCTCCAAAGAAACTTTCAGCATCAAAGATTTCTGTTAGCACTCCTTCTGGAACTACTACAACTACAGAAGTTAAGACTGACAAAGAGGACAAAAAGAAAACAACAAAGACTACTAAATCCACTTCGTCTGGAAGAAGTTCTTCCGGGAGTAGATCTAGCGGATCTTCTTCACAATCTACAAGTTCTACCGGATCGAGTGCTTCTAGCTCTAAAAGTAGTTCAAGTTCTGGCGGCGGTCATGGACAAATTACTTATAGAGCTGAAGTAGCCAAGCCCTTGCATATTCGAAATAGAGGCGGAGCTGTAAGAGGCTCGGCTCCAGGTAGACAGCATCAGACATATTCTATTTCACAGATTGCAGAAGCATCCAGAATGAAAGAAGCCCAGGATGCTAAAACCTCTTCAAGTTCTCCTACAGAAGAAGATAGACAGGAGAGCGCAAGAGAAGCTGCAGCATCCGGAATAAAAGTAGTTAAGTCCTTGAACAAAGCTATGAAAGCGTTAAAGTTTAAGTCTTCTGCTAAAGCTGCTCAAAAAGGAGCAAAGGTTATCTCTGGGATTTTTAAGAAGATTAAATAAGGAGGCTCAAAATGTCACTCTCTAATACAGCCGTACCGAAATACTACGGCATGTTTAGAGATGCCGTTTTAGCGAGAGAGATACCGGTTAACCGTTATGTCTCAATGGAGATGAACCGTATCGACCAGTTGATAGAGAATCCAGCAGTCTACTACGATGATCAAGCAGTAGAAGGCTGGATTAATTATTGCGAGGGTGAATTAACCCTTACTGATGGTTCGGATCTAAATCTCCTTGATACATTCAAACTCTGGGGCGAACAGATTTTCGGATGGTACTATTTTGCAGATAAAGAAGTCTGGAATCCAGAGTTAAAGATGTACGAAACTAAGACTATAAAGAAACGTCTCACGAAGAAACAGTATCTAATAGTCGGACGAGGCTGTGCAAAATCTCTGTATGATTCATGCATCCAGTCATATTTCCAAAACATTGATCTTAGTACAACTCACCAGGTTACAACAGCTCCTACAATGAAACAGTCCGAGGAAGTCATGTCTCCAATTAGGACTGCAATTACGAGAGCGCGTGGTCCGTTGTTTAAGTTCCTTACTGAAGGAAGCTTACAGAACACAACTGGCTCCAGAGCCAATCGAGTTAAACTAGCTTCAACGAAGAATGGTATAGAGAATTTTCTTACCGGTTCTCTTCTTGAAGTAAGACCAATGAACGTTGATAAACTACAGGGTTTAAGAGTAAAAGTTGCCACCGTTGATGAGTGGCTTTCCGGAGACATCCGAGAAGACGTGATAGGTGCTATTGAGCAAGGTGCGTCTAAATTGGATGATTACATAATAGTTGCTACAAGTTCTGAAGGTACTGTCAGAAACGGAAGTGGTGACGACATCAAGATGGAGCTTAGTGATATTCTTAAAGGAGAGTATCTTGCTCCTCATGTATCCATATGGTGGTATTGCCTTGATTCAGTTGATGAGGTAAACGATCCCGCCAAGTGGGTTAAAGCAATGCCAAACATTGGCAAAACCATATCTTACGAAACAGTACAGCTTGACGTAGAAAGAGCCGAGAAAGCGCCTACTACCAGAAACGATATTTTGGCGAAGAGATTTGGCTTACCTATGGAAGGCTATACATATTACTTCACCTACGAGGAGACGTTGCCTCATAAGCACAAGAGCTATTGGCAGTGCCAGTGCGCTATGGGGGCTGACTTATCTCAGGGTGATGATTTCTGTGCATTCACATTTCTGTTTCCTCTTCCTGGTGGAATGTTTGGAGTTAAGACCAGGAACTATATTTCCTCATTAACTTTACAGAAACTCCCTCCTTCTATGCGAAATAAGTATGAAGGTTTCATTAACGAAGGAAGCCTTGTGATTATGGAGGGATCTGTGCTCAATATGATGGAAGTGTACGAGGATCTTGATGCACATATAACTGAGATGGAATACGATGTTATAGCTTTTGGGTATGATCCGTATAATGCAAAAGAGTTTGTTGCTAGGTGGGCTACTGAGAATGGGCCATTTGGTATAGAGAAGGTTATCCAGGGTGCTAAAACAGAGTCTGTTCCGCTTGGGGAACTTAAGAAACTAGCGTCTGAAAGGATGCTACTGTTTGATGAGCTGCTTATGGAATTCGCGATGGGTAACTGCATTGTAAGTGAGGACACAAACGGAAACCGAAAGTTGCTCAAAAAGAGATACTCCGAAAAGATCGATGCTGTTGCAGCTATGATGGATGCTTTCATAGCTTACAAGATCAACATCGAAGCTTTTGGGTAAGAGAGGTGACGGAATGTACGAAACAGAATATTTGGAACACCATGGCGTTAAGGGCATGAAATGGGGAGTTCGTAGGTATAGAAATTATGATGGATCTTATGTAAGAAAAGGAGTTAAGAATTTTGATGAATCTGCTAAAAAGTACGATGAGGCAGATGCTAAGTATAAGAAAGAAAAGAAGGCTTATAAAGAAGCTAAGAAGAGCGGAAACAAAAATGTTTCCAAGAAAGAATTAGTTGAAGCTCGTGGAAAACGAAAAGACGCAAAGATCAAGATGAATCGTGATTACAATCAGCTTAAAAGAGATAAGAAAGCTGATAAAGGAAAGCGATTGTATCAGTCTGGAAAGACTATTACTGGTTCTGGAGCAGCTCTTGGAAGAGCTACTTCTATAGCTACTGGTACCGGTACCGTTGCGTTTTTGTTATATCAAAATGGAATGAAGAAACCAGCAGCTTATGCTGCGGCTGCTGGCTTGGGAATGGAAGCAGTTAATGCTCTTTGGGGAGTAAAGAATGAAATGGATGCTCGCAATCTTAGAGCATACTATGCCCATAGTCGCAAATAAAGGAGGTCATAAAATGTACCTTGCACATTACGGAACGCCACATCATTCTGGTCGTTATCCTTTTGGGTCTGGAAAGAGACCATTTCAGAGGAATGGTGGAGGAAGATCCAAAAAAGAGTCTGCAAAAGAACGTCTATCCAAAATGGATGATAACACTTTGGCAGCATATACAAAACGAAGAGAAAACGAAAACAAATACAAAGCTGGCGAAGCTGTTAAGTATGATCAAGCTTCTAAAGCTTTTAAAGCCGGATCAGAAGGATCTAGAGCTGCTTCTAGAGCTGTCTCAAAATCTGCTGAAAGAAAAAGGAATAAGATCATAGCCAGAGACTTTGATGTCTCAAAGATGTCTGATCAGGATTTGCAGAAGAAAGTGAATCGAATGAATCTCGAGCGAAATTACCGTAATTTGAAGTCCGATCAGATTTCTTTAGGCAGAGACAGAGCCGCAGATTATCTCGATACCGCTGGAGATATTTTAGCGGTTGGTGCATCAGCAGCTCAGATTGCAATGGCGATTTACTTTATTAAGAACATGGCGGGGTGATAGGTATATGATTAGCGACGGTAACAATGTATATTTCTCCAGCCCAATGGAATATGAGATGTACCTAGCCCACCACGGCATTAAAGGTATGAAATGGGGCATAAGACGATTTCAAAAACCAGACGGTACTAGAACCGCTTTAGGAAAGAAACTTCAGAAAGCCGGAAACAAAATCTCAAAATCATACATCGACAGCACTTCCGAAAGGTACCAATCTGAATATGGAATGTCTAAAAAAGATGCCGATGATGCTGCAAAAAGAAAAGCTGAAATCGCTAAGAAGATAGCAATTGGTGCAGGTATTGCCGTGGGAGCGGCTGCAGCAATTTACATAGGTCGACGAATTGGAAGAAGTTATTTCGATACTAAGCTTGCAAAAGGCTTAGCTATGCAAACTCTACATATCGATCCGGATAGAGTGGGAGCTGGCGAACATTGGTTTATGTCATATCGTAAAGCAGATAACCAAAAATACATTGGTATGTGGGGGAGAGCTCAAACAACAATTGGCGCATTTAATAAAAATAAGATCACATACAACGCTGCGAGTGATATGAAGATAGCTGGTAATAGAAACGGAAAGAAAGTTTTTAAAGAATTAATGAAAAACAATCCGAGTTTTTATAATCAGCAAACCATTGATTGGACTCATCCTTGGCGTGGTAAATATGGTAATTTCCTATCGAACACGATGATGGGTGATGGCACAGCTGAAGAGCAAGCAAGACAAACATTCTTCGATGAACTTAAGAAACGCGGTTATAGCGGAATTAAAGATCTTAATGATACATCTTTTAGTGGATTTAATACTAAAGCCGTCATTATGTTCAATAACGCAAAGATCACAAGTCCTCAAGTAACTAAACTTGCCGATTCCGAAATTAATAGAAACTTTTGGAAAGCAAATGCACGAGTATTGGCAGATGAAGCTATGAAACCGCATCATGTTGCTTTGGGATCTGCTGCTGTAGCTACATTGAAATTATCCAGTTATGATACAGAGCAAGATATGAAACAAAATCCAAAGAAATATCAATATTATTAAGGAGACATCTCACGATGAACGAAGAATATTTGGAACACCACGGCATTAAAGGAATGAAGTGGGGTGTTAGGAGATACCGATATTCCAATGGAAAATTAACACCAAAAGGTAAAAAGCATCTTCAGAAATTAGAGAAATATCGAGATAAGAAAGCTAAGCAAGCCAATAGAAAAAGAGAAGACTTTAACTACAGAGCTGCTAAAGCAAAACACGATTTAGAAGACCTTAACAAATACGGCACTAGATCAAATACATGGAAAGTTTATATGGATAATAAGAGAAGATCGAGAGAAATAAATTATGATTGGCAGCATGGGGCAGGATCTTACCGTGGTTCAGGAGAAGCATTTTTCGATTCGATATCAGATGCAATTTCTTCTGGAGAGGATTTGAAAAGATATAAAAAATCGTTGGCTAAAAATCAATCCACTTACAGATCAGAAGGTCGCAAGTGGGCTGGAAGACAAAAAGCTCTTATGGACATGCCTATAACCATCGATACAACTCGACGAGAGATCAGATACAACTACAAAAACGGCTAAAATAAAAAAGGAGAAAAAAAATGATAAGTGCTAATGGAATGATCTATCTTAATCCAGATGAACAGATTATGTATGAAAATTATCTCGCTCATCATGGAATTAAAGGACAAAAGTGGGGCCAGAGACGATTCCAAAATGCTGACGGATCATTAACAAATAGTGGTCGTCAGCGTTATGGGGTTATTGAAAGAACAAAGATCCGAGCGCAAGGACTTGGGCAAAGAATAGTGACCCCATTTAAGAAAGCTCATAATGCTAAAGGGGTTGGAAATAAAATTTCCGAACTTGCTGGATATGGACAGATGAAAACATCTCAGGATATTAAAGCTGAGACACAAAGAAAATTAGCAGATGCTTCTAGAACAAGATTTGGAAAACATATCCATAACGTGTCAGCTCAAAATCATAAATACGGATCTGAATATGCTTCAAAGATGAGAAAAGCTGATATGAGTGACAAATTTATCGAAAATTTTGTTTTTAGAAAAGAATGGGTGAATACCCCGCACACGAGAATTTCAGGAAGAACAACAACTCGTGGTAAAGAAGCAGTTGACTGGATACTTACTGGAGGAGCTGTTGGTCTTGCTAAGGATGTTGGACATCTTGCAGGAAAGTCTACGATTAAAAGAGCTGAAAGAAAAAATAAGAGAATTGATAAGAAAACTTCTGGACAGAAACTCACGGCCGGAAGTAATGTTAGTAAAACTACTCAAAGAGCAATTAACGATTGGAATAGTATGGATAATAAGCAATTCCAGAAGAAGTACAAAACTGATAAAAAAACTTATCAAAAGAGAGTAGAAAAGTATGGGGATCCTTACATGAATGCACCCCTTGCTAAAATGGGAAAAGCTTTAGCTAAGAAAAAACGTTAAATGCTAAAAGTAAAGGAGTCTCAAAATGAGCGATGTAACTATTGGTTCCAGGATTAAAAACGCCTGGAACGCTTTTTTTAGTAACAAAGATCCGACAATTTATGAATCTTCATTTACAAGTTATGGATCAAGTTATCGACCAGATCGAGTTCGAATATTTAGAGGTGCTGAAAGATCCATTACGGTTTCAATCTATAACCGTATAGCAATGGATTGTGCTGCTATCGACATCAAGCACGTACGACTCGATGACAATGATCGATATTTGGAAGACGTAGATTCCGGACTTAATAACTGTCTATCAGTAGAAGCAAACATTGATCAAGTTGGGCGAGCATTTATTCAAGATGCGGTAATGTCCCTTTTGGACGAAGGTTGTGTAGCCTTGGTTCCAGTCGAGACTAAAGGCAATCCAACAAGATCTGACTCATACGATATTTTGTCGATGAGGACTGCAAGGGTAACCGAATGGTTCCCGCAGACAGTTAGACTGGAGGTTTACAACGAGCTTACCGGAAAACGTGAGCCCATAGTACTTCCCAAACACATGGTGGCTATTATCGAAAATCCGCTATATTCAGTAATGAATGAGCCTAATTCCACCATGCAAAGACTTATTCGTAAGTTAAGCTTAATGGATGCCATCGATGAACAGACTGGCGCCAACAAGCTTGATTTAATAATCCAATTGCCGTACCAAATCAAAACTCCGGCCAAAAGAGAGTACGTAAAGTCTAGGATGGAAGACATCCAGGCGCAATTGGAAAGCTCGAAATACGGTATCGCGTATACAGATGGAACTGAGAAAGTAACACAGCTCAACCGTCCGATCGAGAACAATCTAATGTCCCAAGTAGAGTACTTGACGAGTATGCTTTACAGCCAGTTAGGTTTAACACAAGGAATATTAGATGGAACTGCGGATGAGAATACGATGATGAATTATTACAATCGTACAATTGAGCCAATCCTTTCTGCTATTACTGATGAGATGAAACGTAAGTTCCTCTCTAAGACAGCTCGTTCCAGATCACCACGCCAGTCCGTAGAATTCTTCAGGGATCCGTTTAAGCTGGTACCTGTATCACAGATTGCTGAGATTGCAGATAAGTTTACACGGAACGAGATCATGACTTCTAACGAGATTCGTCAGGTTATCGGTATGAAGCCATCTAGCGATCCTAAGGCTGATGAGTTGAGGAATAGCAACCTTAGCGAACCAACTGGTGAAGATCCTAACGCAATGTATGACATACCTGACGAAGAGTATCAAGAAGAGTACCCGGAAGAACAATTTAATACTGAGGAGGAAATTCAAAATGGCAATGAAGTTTGACTTTAGCGGATGGGCTAGTCGAAACAACATGCTGTGCTCCGATGGTAGAACCATCATCAAAGATGCGTTCAAAGATTGTGATGGCAAGACAGTACCTCTTGTTTGGAGTCATATTCATGATGACCCTGACATGGTTTTAGGTCATGCTGTTTTGGAGAATCGCAATGAAGGTCTTTACGCGTATTGTTCGTTTAACGACAGTGCTAAGGGCCAGGCTACGAAGCATTTAGTCGAGCACGGTGACGTGGTTTCACTTTCCATATTCGCAAATCAGTTACGCCAGAAAGGTTCGAATGTCCTTCATGGAATGGTTCGAGAGGTTAGTGTGGTTCTCGCGGGAGCAAACCCCGGAGCGTTTATCGATCAAGATACAGTTAACCGCGTAGCTCTTGAACATGGTGAACCTTTTGACGATGAGATCGGAGTTATCTTTACAGGAGAGCCTCTTGAGCTTTATCACTCTTGCGAGGGTGATGGAGAAAAAAAGAAAGAGGACGATGAGGATGACGAAGTCAAAGAAGTAGAAGTCGAGAAGGAAGAAACCAAGACTATCAAGGCCGTTCCTAAGAAAGACGAAGAGACCGAAGAAGATTCCGATGAGGAAGATGAAGAAGTTGAAGAGTCTGAAGAGGAGGATGAGCCTGAAGACGAGGTCGAGGAAGAATCCGACGAAGACGAAGACAAAAACGGAGGTAAAAAACAGATGAGTAAGACACTTGCCCATGCAGATGAAGACAATGAAAAGACCCTCAAAGACGTGGTTGATACCATGAACGAGGAACAGAAGAATGCAATGTATGCACTTATCGGTATGGCTCTTGAAGAGAAGGGTGTAACCGACGAAGATGAAGATGACGAGGAAGGAGACGAAGAAATGAAGCACAACATTTTTGAAAGCGGCTATGCACAGGATGATTTCCTTTGCCACAGCGACAGAATGGAGATCCTGGAGGCCGCAAAGCATGACCGCAGATCCCTGAAGGATACGATCAACGATTTCTATGGTGAAGAGGAAGTACTGGCACATTCCACCCCTACCGATGGTATGGAGACCCCTACCGGGCACCTGACCTATGGTTTCAACGATCCTTCCATGCTGTTCCCGGATTACAGATCTCTTAGCAACACTCCTGAGTGGATTTCCAGAGATCAGACCTGGGTAACCAAGGTTATGTCCGCAGTTCATAAGAGCCCGTTTAGCCGTATTAAGTCTGTATTCGCAGACATCACTGCTGAGGATGCAAGAGCTAAAGGTTATGTTACCGGTGCTGAGAAGATCGACGAGGTATTCTCTACTCTGAAGAGAAAGACCGATCCGACCACGATCTACAAGAAACAGAAGATGGACCGTGACAACATTGTCGATATCACCGACTTCGATGTTGTTAACTGGATCAAGGCTGAGATGCGCGTAATGCTGAATGAGGAAATCGCTCGTGCGATCCTGATCGGTGATGGCCGCAGCAACGTATCCGCAGATAAGATCAATCCTCAGAACATTCGTCCTATCGCTTCCGATGTTGACCTGTTCAATGTTAAGGTTCCGGTAACGATCAACGGCGATTACAACAATGTAATCAAGGCTGTTATTCGTGCTCGTAAGAACTACAAGGGTTCTGGAAACCCGACCTTCTTCACTACCGAAGACGTGCTTACCGAGATGCTGCTGCTTGAAGACAAGATGGGTCAGCCTCTGTTCAAGACTGAGGCAGAGCTTGCTACCAAGCTTCGCGTTAAGGAGATTGTAACTGTTGAGGTTATGGAGAACCAGACCGTTGAGATCGACGCTGCAGACAAGGCTCTTATCGGCGTGATCGTAAACCTGCAGGATTACAATGTAGGTACTGACAAGGGTGGCGAGATCAACTACTTCGATGACTTCGATATCGACTACAACCAGGAGAAGTACCTGATCGAGACCAGAATGTCCGGTGCACTGGTTAAGCCTTTCTCGGCTATGACCGTGTACTCCACCGATGGTAACTTAAACCCTTAAATCGCTTATCCATTGACTTCAACATTTCCGAGTCTGAGGATCTGTTCGGCAAGTACGTAACGGATCTTCAGAGCGGAGTTTCGTTGAACGGTGCTGGAACTGGTATTACCGGTACCCTGAAGTATGTGGATGACTACACCGGATTCTCTGGTGATCCTGATCTTCAGGAAGGTAATTACCTTGTATTCCATGCAGAAGTTCCGGATGAGGACGGTGTTACCATCACAGCAACGATGGATAACACATCCACTTTGGACTCCGACGGAATCGCTGTATTCCGTGTAAGGGATAAGAGCACGCAGACCTTAACAGTCGTGGCGAGCAAAGAAGGATATGAATCCGTTACCAAAGTATACAGCCTGAGTGGTCTTACTTGTGAAGAGAACGGCCAGGGTTGATGAATAAGGAGATTTCAAAATGGCAAGGTGGTATGGAAACGTAGGCTATGCCGAAACCTTAGAAACTTCTCCTGGAATTTGGGAGGAGGTAATTGTTCCCAGAGAGTATTCAGGAGATATGCTCAATTTGTCTAGATCTATGCGAAATGCAAACGGAATTAATGACAATATTGAGATAGGTATGGAATTGAGTATAGTTGCTGATCCATACGCCTTTAGCCATTTCTCCAATATCAGATACATCGAATACATGGGTATTAGATGGAAAGTTCGAAATGTTTCGGTTAATTATCCGAGACTTCAGCTTTCTCTTGGAGAGGAGTATGTAAATGGAAAAGACCCGATTAACCCTACAGACGGCTCTTGAAGAGTTTATGGGTAGCAGGTATGTCTATTATCAGCCTCCGGAAACTATCCAACTTCATTACCCTTGCATTTTGTATGAGCTTGATCGGATAGACCCGATCTATGCAGATAATGGATCATACCTAAAGCATAAGCAGTATTCAGTAACTATTGTTCATCAAGATGCGGATTCCACTTTACCGGATGACATCTTAGATGCTTTCGAGCTTATAAGATTTGACCGGACTTACAGAGCTGATAATCTGTATCATGATGTTTTCACCATTACATGGTAGGAGGTACTAAAATGGCATTTACAATCGCTTGGGATGCTAGTGGTGAAAGATTCTTCGAGGCGGGTACCGACAGAGGTGTTCTGTACCAGATCGTAGATAATAAATACACCAACGGCGTCGCTTGGAATGGCCTTACTGCCGTTAACTCTAATCCTGGTGGAGCAGAGGCTAACGACCTTTGGGCTGATAACAGAAAGTACGCTACTCTGAGATCTGCTGAGACTTATGGCGGAACTATCGAGTGCTACACGTATCCCGATGAATTCAAGCAGAATAACGGTGAGGCTAACCTCGTAGAAGGTGCTCCTGGTATCGTAGCTTCCGGTCAGAAGAGAAAGGCATTTGGTCTTTCTTATAGAACCAAGGTCGGTAACGATATCGATGGCCTGGATCATGGCTATAAGATTCACCTTGTATACAATGCTACAGCATCACCTTCTGAGAAAGCATACCAGACTATTAATGACAGTCCGGATGCGATCACTATGAGTTATGAGTTCGAGACCACCCCGATCGAAGGTGGCGATACCCTGGATAATCCTACAGCTCATATCGAAATCGACACTACGAGATTTACCACGGAGACTGGCGCAGCATTTATTACTGCGCTTGAGAATCTTCTTTATGGAGATGGCTCTTCTGATCCGGTATCTGGAGTGGCTTCCATGCCTCTTCCTGAGGATTTGGTAGATCTCTACAATCAGTTTTTTCACTGAGCTTATCGGCGGATAGCAATATTTCGACTAGCGTAGATCTGTTCGGAAAGGATGTAACAGATCTCCAGTCAAATATTCAGATCGGATCGAACAACGTTATTAGCGGTACGTTGAACTATATTGATGACTATACTGGATTCTCTAGCAATCCAGCTGAGCAGGTTGGTCATTATATTGTTCTGCACTTTGATACTGGTGCCGTAGCCGATGCAAAGATCACAGTAACCGTAACCAATCCGGTTGTTCTGGATGATGACGGAATCGTTGTTCTTCTGATTAGAGATAAGGATCAGCAGACTATTACAGTCGTGGCTGAGAAACAAGATTACGCTACTGTAAGGAAGGTATACAGACTTACAGATCTTACGTTGGCTCCTCAGGGCCAGGGATGAGAGGTGCATCATGGTAGTTAAAGGAACCTGATAATTTTCTGCGGCAGGGTCGTGTTTCGGCATCCTCCTTTCGGGCTCTGCCGCATTTTCGTTCTAAGGAGGATATTTTTTAAAAGAAAGGACTAAGATTATGATTGCAAAACAGATTACCTATGAAGATCCGTTCACCGAAGAGCAGATCACACGAACTTTTTACTTCCATATCACGAAGGCCGAGCTTATCGAGTATGAGCATTCCGAAGAAGGAGGCCTTACCAACTTGATTGGGCGTATTACTGAAGAGCAGAATAACACAAAGCTTCTTCCGTTGTTTAAGAAGCTTATTGCGCTGTCTTATGGTGTTAGAACTGATAATGGCTCTTTTATTAAGAGTAAAGAAGCTACTGAAGTTTTTATGGCTTCCGAAGCATACTCTGAGTTGTTTATGAGTTTTTACGATGCCGATACGCTTATCAACTTTATCCAGGGAATCTTGCCTAAGGAGCTGTCTAAAGAGATCCAGTCTAAGTACCCGGATGGAATTACAGACCCTAAGCAGGTAATGGAACAGATTAAGAAGGAACGTGAGCATGCCCTTAAGAATAACAATTCAACCACGTGACCTGTGGGATGAGAGAAGTGGAAAGTTCATTACCTTAGAAAAACCCGTTGAGCTATCTCTTGAGCATTCCTTGGTCTCGATTTCAAAATGGGAAGCAAAATGGAAGAAACCGTTTCTTTCCAATGAACCGAAGACCGAGGAAGAGAAGCTCGACTACATAAAATTTATGACGTTGACACAAAACGTTAGAGATGACGTTTATTATATGCTTGACACTGAAACGGTAAAGCGAATAGATGAGTATACAAATGATGCTATGACCGCCACTACGTTTAGTGACAATAAGCAGGCCCAGACAACTTACAGAAATGAAGTTATTACATCAGAAGTGATTTATTACATGATGTTTGCTAATAACATTCCTGTTGAGTTTCAGAAGTGGCATTTAAATCGTTTACTCGCTTTGATTAAGGTTTGCAGTATCAAGAATTCGCCGCCCAAGAAGATGAGCAAGAGAGAGACGGCGGCTAGTTATGCGGCTCTTAATAAAGCAAGGCGTGCCAAGCATCATACAAAAGGATAGTGAAAGGATGTGATTTATATGAAAACATCTACAAAGGGCTTAAACCTTATTAAGAAGTATGAGGGACTTAGGCTTACGGCCTACAAGCCGGTTAAGACTGAGAAATATTGGACTATCGGCTATGGACATTACGGCGCCGACGTATCCGAAGGTATGACAATTACTAAACAGAAAGCCGAAGAGTATCTCAAGAAAGACGTTCAATCTTCCGAGAATGCTGTAACTAAGATCGGCAAGGAGTTCAACCAGAACCAGTTTGATGCATTGGTAAGCTTTACTTACAATTGCGGAAGCAAGAATCTTAAGACTCTTTGCAATGGCAGAACTGTCGAGGAGATTGGTGACGCCATCACTCTTTACAATAAAGCCGGAGGCAAAGTCTTATCTGGTTTGGTTAAGAGAAGAGCTGAAGAGCAAAAGCTTTACAAGAAAGCAGTATCAACTAAGAAGACTGAAGAAGCTGAATCCATTCAAAATGGAAAGGAAGAGTCGAAAGTCGAAGAGAAGAAAGACGATTCGTTTAAGGTAAAAGTTTCGATCAATAACCTCAACATCAGAAAAGGTCCTGGAAAGAACTATGACAAGACTGGAAAGTTTACCGGTGCTGGAGTGTTTACCATCATCGAAAAGAAAGATGGAGATGGATCAAAATCCGGTTGGGGTAAATTGAAATCAGGTCTTGGTTGGATCAGCCTGGACTTCTGTGAGGTTGTTAAATGATTACCTTTAAACAAAAAGGTGACTTTTCGGCTACAAGAAGCTATCTTCAGGATGTTTTAGGTGTTTTCGGTGCTAGTGAGTTAGATAAGTACGGAAAATTAGGAGTTGAGTTGTTAGCAGAAGCTACTCCTAAGAGAACTGGCTTAACTGCGGCTTCTTGGAAGTATGTTATTGAGAAAGACAATAAGGGTCAAACCATAACGTGGTATAACACTAACATACAAAATGGTCAGCCTATAGCAATAATTTTGCAGTATGGCCATACAACGTCCAGAGGAAGATACATAAAAGGACGAGACTACATTAACCCTGCTATTCAACCGTTGTTTGACATGATAGCTGATCAAGCATGGGATGAGGTGACAAAGAGATGAGTAAACAAGTCGATAACAGAGTTGTCCAGATGCAATTCGACAACAAAAAATTTGAACAGGGTATCAAGACTACTCTGAATTCGATTAATAATCTCGACAAATCCTTAAATGGCTTGAACAACATAAGCCTAAAAGGATTCGAGAAGATCACCCAAATGGCGAACAAGATTAATCTTGATGGCATTGGACAAGCTATTGACATGGTGTCATATAGAATGTCTTCAATGGGAATAGTTGGAGCTACTGTATTACAGAATTTGACTAACGAAGCTATCAACGCTGCTAAGAGTTTGGCTAATATTACTATTGGTCAGATCATGACTGGAGGTAAGAACAGAGCACTTAACATAGAGGCTGCAAAATTCCAGTTGGAAGGTCTTGGTGTTGCTTGGGAAGATATTAAAGAAGACATTAACTATGGTGTAAAAGATACGGCTTATGGTTTGGATGCAGCGGCTAAGGCAGCATCCCAATTGGTTGCTTCACAGGTAAAACTTGGGGATGAAATGAAGATGTCCCTTAGAGGCATATCTGGTGTGGCAGCGATGACTAACAGTTCGTATGAGGATATTTCCAATATCTTTACAACCGTAGCTGGTAATGGTCGACTTTATGCTCAGCAGTTACAACAGTTCTCTGCTAGAGGTCTTAATGCAGCTGCGACGTTAGCAAAAAGCCTAGGTAAGTCGGAAGCCGAAATTCGTGAGATGGTTTCCAAAGGTAAGATTGATTTCAAAATGTTTGCCAAGGCTATGGATGATGCATTTGGGGAGCATGCGAAAGATGCAAACAAGACCTTCACAGGTGCATTATTAAACATGAAGGCAGCGCTTTCAAGAATAGGTGCTGAATTCTATACACCTGGTCTTGAGTACGCCAGAGACACATTTAATGCTATAACGGGCGCGGTCGATCAGTTTAAGAAGTCTTTGGCAGATAATGCTATATTTGAGAATGTTTCCAATATTATGGGAACACTTTCAAAGAATGCCGTTGAGTTTTTCAATTCCATTTCTGATAACCGTGGAATGGATAAATTTATCGGGGATACTTTGAAGAACTTAAGGAAGGGCCTTGAGTTCGTTAATGAATTTCTTAGCAGAGGTCTCCATCTCGATATTTTACGATCTATAGGAGGGGTTGTTGGTAATATTGGTAAGGTTATTAAAGCCGTATTTGCTGGTATTAAATCCGCTTTCCCTTCTGATGTAATAAATGATATTCAAAGATTTTTGGATAAGGTTAAGACCAATACCGAAGTATTTGACCGAGACGGAATGATCTTGGTTAATGTTGAAAAAGCTGCTAAAGGATTAGCGTCTGCGCTTGGTATTGTGGTTAAGGCTGCTTCTACTTTGTTCCAGATCCTTAAACCCGGGTTAACCGATATCCTTAGCAAGTTCAAAATAATTTTTAGATGGGCTGGAGATCTCGGAGACAAGATTTCTGAGTATTACAGCAACTTTAATGTCTATACCAAATGGTCTAAGAAACTTGCTGAGATTAAAGAAGGTTTCGTTGGAATAAAATTACAAGTTGAGCAAAGTCTTAACGCAATCAACGAACGATTCAAGGCTAATTTTGGTAAAGACATTCCTGAGCTTATTGAAACCATCAAAGAGAAGATTAAGAGCATGTTTTCATCCGCTAATGGAGATGAAGCCAAGAAAGGTATCGATTGGTTCGGTCTACTTTCTATAGCAATCAACATAGTTACTAAAGCTCTTCTTATTCTTATAGATGTTCTCGGAACATTCTATCAGGTATTTGGTGGCGGAATTAGTATATTTGAGTTAATTAAAGGCGGCTTGGACGCATTTGTTGAGAAGTTTAACGAGATCATAGCATTCATGAAGGGTAATAAAGATGCTGATTTGTTCAGTAACTTATCACCTGATTTGAAAGACTTCTTAACAGACGTTAGAGATGTATTCAATAACTTTAAGCAGATTGTTAAAGATGCTTTTAAGGCTATTAAACCAGCTGTAAAAGGCATCATGGACATGCTTAAGTCGTTGACATTCAAAGATATTGTTGGAGCTGGTGCTACTGCTGGTGGGGTCGTTGGTATTAAGTTAATTATTGATAAGCTTGTTCAGTATAAGAACAAATTACAGATGCTTCTTAACTTCTTCGGTCTTAGTGATGGAAAAACCAAATATGTAAGCAGACTCGGAGAATCACTTAATACGGTACTTGCTAGTACATCGACAGCTATTACTCAATTTACACAGAGCATGAAAGTAAATCAGCTTAAAACAATTGCAATAACAATGGCTATTTTAGCTGGTTCGATTTTAGTTTTATCTTCTATTAATACAGAAGGTCTTACTACTGGTTTAGCAGCTGTATCTGCATTGTTGTGGGAATTAGTAGCGGTTATCAAAGTTTTAGAAAAGACATATTTCTTTGGCGGAGGAAGAGGATATTTGGAAGTTGGAACAACTCTTCTCCTTTTGAGTGTTTCGGTAGGAATATTAGCTTCTTCGTTAAAGAAACTTTCAAGAATAGAGCCCGACAGACTTGAAACTGCATTTGGAGTTTTAACATCCATGTTTGTAGAGCTAGGTGCCGCACTATATTTGCTTTCAAAGTACATAACTGATATGCCAAAAGTCGGAGCCACTTTATTAGCTATTGCATTTACAATTAAAATAATTACATCAGCTTTGAGTTCAATGGCAAAAATAGCAGCTTCAGGTCAATTAATATCTGCTTTGATGGGACTAACCATAGTCTTGGCCGAAATTGCATATTTTGCATATTTCCTTTCAGAAAATGAATCTCAATTTTTAAAAGGAGCCGCATCGCTTTTGTTATTTGCTGTAGCATTAAACTTAATGATGATTCCAATTATTGAGTTAGCTCTTATATCAGCTGGTGGTCAATTAATACAAGCTATAACTGGAATTACTGTTTTGCTTGGAGAAATAATAGCTTTTTCAGCAATAATGGAAGAAAATAATAGTGGGTTTATGAAAGCTGCAGCATCGTTGATCATTTTTGCCGTGGCTCTTAACTTAATGACCGTTCCTTTATTAGCTATTGCCGCAATGCAGGCTATGACTGGAAAGATAGGAGAAGCGTTCTTAGCCTTAAGCGGGATTATTGCTTTGATGGTAGCCCTAATGTTCTTTGCTACTGAAATGGGCGATATGAAAAGTTTTGCAGGTATGGCTGCATCGTTGATTTTATTTTCTGTCGCGTTAAATTTATTGGTAATTCCATTACAATCTTTAGCTTCTATTCAGGCAATTACAAATCAACTTGGTCCTGCGTTTTTGGCATTAAGCGGTATATTAGCATTAATGATAGCGATGATATTTTTCGCTGATCAAATGGGCGATATGACAAATTTTGCGATAATGTCAGCATCTTTAATTCTTCTTGCGGTCGCATTAAATGCGCTTATGGTTCCGTTAATGACTTTATCCATGATGTCTACAAAAGGATTAGTAAAAGCCGTTGTCGCGCTAGCAGCAATACTTGCTGTTTTAGCTGGTTTTCTAAAAATATGTAGCGGATTAGTTGAGGCTGCTGCAGTGTTGTTAGCATTAGGAGCAGCGATAATGCTTATAGGTGCCGCTGTAATGTTTGCTGGTGTTGGAATTGGAGCTTTGGGCATTGGTATTTATGCTGTGGTCTTAGCGTTTACGACATTACTCGAAACAATTCAAAAATTTAGAGCAGAGATATTCTATATGTCCATAGATGCTGCCCTGGCCATTGCTACATTTATTGTTACATTAGGATCACAAGCGCCAGCAATGGGAGAAGCCGTTACTCAAATTATAATAGCAGCTTGTGACGCATTACTCGGCGCTGCTGAAAAGATAGTATCTACTCTTTGGACATTATGGATCATGCTTCTTGAGCATATGGCTAAGAATGCTCCTAAGATGGCAAAGAGTTTGATTGAAATTGTATTTGGAATTCTTACAACGTTGATTGACGGTCTTACAGAGAAGGTTCCGATTCTTGCGCAATCACTTTACAATTTCTGTATGACTGTTATATCTGAATTGACAAAGCTTATGAGACAGGCTCCATTGGATTTGATTGACATTTTCTTTGGAGGTGGTTTCAAAGCAAAGAAGAATTCTGGAAAGAAGCTTACAGATTATTTCAAAGACATATTTAAGAGTAATAAAGATAATGAAGATATGAAGGAAGCTGGAGAGGCTACAGCAGATGGTCTTATTGATAGTGCTGCTGAGAAGATCCAGTCAAAAGACAGCCAGGATAAGATGAGCAATTCCTTAACTGGTTTGCTTAGTGGTTCTGCAGAAGATATGGAGAATGACTCCTCTATTCCAGATGCAATGACCAACATTTCCGAGAAGGGCATTGCCGGATTTGAAGATCCTTTGAACATTACGAATGGCGAATCACAAACCATGGCAAGTCTTGCTGGATATACTCAAGACGGCTTCTTGAATAACATCGACACTTCAGCTTTTTACAATTCAGGTAGCGGAGCAATGGGCAGTTGGCTCCAAGGTGCTAAAGATAAAGGCGGTATTGCATCTCCTTCCAAAGAAGCTATGAAATTAGCAGAATGGATTGATAAAGGTTTTGCAAAAGGACTTAACGAGAATAGCTATGCCGAAAATGCATCCATTGAGAAAATGGGTAATATTCTTGGTACTATGTCTGACGCAACCGATATGATGCAAAACTTCCAAATGCCTTCACTTGGAAGAGCCTTGAAGACACTGTTTGAATCCGACAGTTTACTTAATGATGATCTCAATCCTACAATTACTCCCGTATTAGACTTGTCTAATGTTAGTCAGGGATTCTCGTCGCTTAATAGCATGTTTTCATCTCAGCGTTCCTTGGCACTTGCTGGCGAAGCTGCTTATATGCAGGATGCTGGTAGACGTTTGTCTATGGAACTTCAAAATAAAAACAATGATACCACTAACAATGGTATTAATGCACTTGGAAACAAGCTTGATAGGTTAGGAGATGCGATTCTTAACAAACAAATCGTACTTGACAGTGGTGAAGTTGTTGGAGGTCTTGCAGATCCTATGGATCGTGCATTAGGGATCAAAATGATTAGAGCCCAGAGAGGTGGAAGGAGGTAAAGATGTATCATTCAGTACACTTCGATTTGAGCGATGGTTCAAAGAGATACGATACATATACTTCTTTCCATCTCATACCGGATGGTCGACCCGATGTTGCTTCTCCAGGAGTAAAGACAAATTATGTCGATATTCCTGGAACAAACGGGTCGCTAGATTATACCGAAGCATTAAATGGTCTCACTTACCAGAATCGAACTGGATCATGGGAGTTCTATGTTCTAAATGATTACGGTAAGAGTGATCAGGCTTGGGCTGTTAGATGGAAAGATTTGATGAAGAAACTCCATGGCCAATATTTCGATCGTATTTGGCTGGAGGATGAAGGTGTTAAGAAGAGTGATGGAACATTCACTCGAAGTTGGTATTACCAGGGAAGAATTTCAGTTAATGAATGGAAGTCTGATCCTCAGTTTTCAAAAGTGGTTCTTGATTACACTCTTGAACCTTATAAGAGGAGAGAAGCAGGATCTTCTACTGAATGGCTGTGGAATGATTTGTTTGCTTCAGGAACTGTAGATCCATTTATTAAGTATGGAACATTTACAGTTTCAAAGTCTAAGGTCCGTATAGTTGTTAATGGAGATCTGGATGACAATTCGCAGGTTCCAGTAACGACATATTGTTCTACACCTATGACTTTGGAAAGGATGGGTAAACCTACAATTACTCTTCCAGCAGGCGAAACTGAAAATGCATTTGTACTCGGACCTGGTCCGAATTACATGGTGTTTAAGGGTAACGGTACGGTTACTCTTTCTTATGATGGGAGTATGATGTCGTTATGATCTACAAAGTGTATTTGGATGGCGTCAGTATTCACAACATGTCCGAAGGATTGGAACTTATTAAAGGATCAATCTCGACTGAATTAAATGGCGCCGGAAGTTGTGACATAACGATGCCATACAACCATCTATATTACGATTTGCCTCAGCTTATGACCTCGGAGATCGATATTTACGAGGATGATAAACTCATTTGGTTCGGTCGAGTAACCGATATCAAAATAGATTGGAATAACAACAAACAAATCTCTGCTGAGGGAGGTTTAGCATATTTTAACGATTCAATTTTAAGAGCGCCAAGTCCTTTATCTAATAATGGAATTTGGCAAGACGTTACAGCCGCCCAGTTCTTTAACGATATTATCACTGCTCATAATAGTTGTGTCGGTTTGAGCAGACAGTTTACTGTCAGGTATATCGATAGCCGAGTTGGGGATAAAATTGTTACAAGAACTGTTTCTTACCAGAAGACTTTTGATGTACTTCAGGAACAGATTCTTAAAGCGCTTGGCGGCTACATAATTCTTGAAAGAGAGTACAGCGAGGTAACCGAGAAATACACGAACTATATTTCGTGGTACAAGGAAATTCCTTGGAATGGTTCTCAGCCTGTTCAATTTGCTTTAAACTTACTGGATTTGAACCAGGCATTTTCTGGTGGAAATCTTATAACCGGAATCATACCGCTTGGTGATGATGGCAATGGCGGTAAGGTTACTATTAGTGCCGTTAATCCGCAAGGAACTGGGGATTATATTGTTAACCAGGAAGCTGCTGCTTTATATGGTAAGATCTTAGAAGTTGTTGAGTTCAACGACATATCGGACTCGACTAAACTCCTATCCGAAGCACAAGATTACCTTGAAAAGAAGCAATTTAACGCTTTAACTATAGAATGCAGCGTTGCGGAGTTACAATATTTGAATCCCGAAACGGAAGCGTTTGAACTTGGCCAAAACATCCATGTCTACTCAACACCTCATGTTATTGATACAACATTAGCCATTTCAAAGATGAGCTTTGACATTACTTCGGCGTCCAAGCAAGTAACTATCGGTACTCCTGCTAAGCAGGATCTTACTGAAGTTACAGGAGCTAGTGGAAGTACTAGTGCCACTTCTATAAGCGGATCTCCAAGCTCTAGTGGAGGAGGCGGTGGTGGAGGTGGTTCCACAGTCATCGTTCATCCGATAGTCGAGACCGGAGAAGATTTGGCTACTATTACAGTTGATGGGCGTATTAATACCATTAGATACGATCTTCCAAAAGCGACTGACCAAACATTGGGCGGAATCACAGTCGGAGATCACATGGAAGTTCAAAATGGTCGCTTATCGGCAGTAATGCCTTCAATTAATAGCGTTCAATTGAACACAAACAAAACTTCTTCAGATCTTGGAATCATTATTGATGTAACACAAGAAGAGTATGATGCTTTAACTACTGAAGAGAAAAACGATGCGCGTAAGGCGTATTACATCAGGAACGATGAGACCGTTCAGCCGGTTGAAGGGAACACTATTATTTATGGAACGACGTTTCCGACTAGTATACAAGGAAACGATGGCGATATTTACATGAAGTATATTCCCAACATATGTGTATGTTCCGTATATGCTAAGATGAATGGTTCATGGTTACCTTGGTCTCCATATGGAGAGTATATTTGGGACTTCACAAAATCATTAGTTGCCATCAATAATGGTGCTGCGGTAACGCTGTATAATGGCGCAGTAAGGGATAGTGAAGGTCTCAAAATACTTGGCAATAATCGATATGGAAGATTGCCAGTTGAGATATTCCAGACCGGATACACCTATGAAATGCATATAGCAAGCATGGATGTACAGGATAGCGGTTTGAACAACTGCGTATTGAGTTTCCGAATTGAAGGAAATGGTCAAAATAGCGGTTTCATATGGCATGGAAATGAACACTGCTGGGGAGTTTGGGATCCTATCAATTTATGGCAAGATAGTGATTTGACAGATCCAAACTTATTCGATAATAGCGTGCTCAAAATAAGGATTGACAATCAAGGTTTGTGGAAGATATACAAAGACGACGAACTTATTTTTGAAACAACAAAAGTTGTATCTTTGAATCTTTCTTACGCCGCTATTGGAACAACTCTTAACAACTACTCTTGTTACAACATGACAGTAACGCAATTCAAAGTATACCCTAATTAATGAAGCTAATCGGAGGTGCTCAAAATGGCTACAACCATGAATAAGTATGTGCAACAGCTACAGACTACCGATGGTCGTGGCGCAAGAAAAGTAATGATAGATGCTCTTACCGTTCTTAACTACGGCGATTGCAACGCTACATCCTTCGATGGAAGGCGCGAAGAGGAATACTTAAAAACTGTTGAAATGATATCAAGAACGAAGATTCTTTCAGATCGTATTAAAAAGGATAGCAAACCTAACGCCGAAAGCGAGAATTTGCTAATGACTAAAGGTATTCGGTCCATTCTTGGCCCGATCCCTTTTCTCGATAATTAAGGGAGGTAAGGATAATGGTTTTGGACACAAACAAAGAAGCCATTGAGGAATTGGAAGCCGCTTGCGACGGTATAACCATGCGTCAGGCTTTGATCGACCTTATTGAAACCCTTAATGAAGTTGGCGGGGATGTTCAAAATCTCGACGGCCACGGTTCTGATTATTACGTCCTTGTTAAAGAGATTGAGAAGGTTGAAAGAGATGTCAATGACTGTCTCAAGTATGATACAGTTCCGACACTCAATAGTCTTAAGGTTATGCAGAACAAAGACATTACAGCATACTTCAGGGACGGGGTTCTAAAGAAACTTAAGCAGATCAACGGTGACTACAAAGGTAGATACGATGATTACCCGGCGGATGAGATCGGGAACAACATTCACGACTGTTTAACGATCCTTAAGAATTCTATAGGACTTATTGAAAGTGCTATTGAGAACAAGGGTGTAACAATTCAGGACACCGACAGTGTTGAAGATCTCCCGACTAGAATTTCGGAGATTAAGTTGGCTAACTTATTAGTTAAGCCCATTACGATTACAGAGAACGGTAAAGAGATACCTGAAGACATTGTCCGGGATAGGGAAGGACATATTATTTCAGGCACGGCATATAACCCGGTTACCGTTAATGTTCAGTTGAAAGGATACCCTGGTGTGTTTACAACTACTGGTAATCACACACCGCCTACCGGATACGATGGTTTCTCATCTGCAAAGATAGATGTATCTGGAAATGGTAGTGGCGGAGGAGCTGGTGGTGGAAGCGGCAGCGGAGAAAATGGCGAAGTTAAACTCACTTCGCAAGAAATTCTTCAAAATGGAGAGTATTCGCCTCCGAATGGTTATGATGGATTCTCGGATGTAATTGTTAATGTTAAAAATTTCGAGCCGGATGATGAAGGAACATATACTGTCAACTTCATTTATGAACCTTATGGGGGAGCTGCCGAAACCATTGGAACCAAACAGGTTAATTCCGGAGAAAGAGCCGTGTTTGATGGAGACATACCCGAATACAGCAACAAGGACTTCTGGTATTTCAAAGGTTGGGATCCTATTCCAAAGAACGTCATAACCGATATGGATGTGTACGCTCAGTATGAGTTGTGGACTCCTGGACCTACAGCAATGGGTGCCGCTATCAACTGGGCTTCTGTGAGTTGGGAAGAGATCCTTGAGAATCCGAGATGTATTGGCGACAATCAAATGAAGCTTCTCAGACTCAATGACAATTCAATTGTTCGAGTAATCAAGCTTGGTAAGGTTAAGGATGGTTCTGGTAGAACATGTTTTCTTTGCATGAACCCTATAACTATACCTCAGCAGTATGAGATCGGTGATCAAAACTGGGATGAGGAGCCGGTTAGAACGTACCTTAACGGAAACTTCATTTCGACGTACATTCCTGATTGGCTAGCGTCTAAGATTGCTACGGTAAGCAAATGCCACGCTGTTCGAAGTGGTATCAAGAGAATAGGAGAGTTCCGAGGGGTTAATGGCGCTCAACTTCCTAATGGCGATTTTAGTCCCACACAGGTGAACAACGATGTTGTTGCTGCAGGAACGAAGTATGATCATACCGATGAAAAGATCTGGTTACCAAGCGCTGATGAGCTACAGATTTATACATCTCAGGACAAAGAAGGGGATTTCTTAGAAGGTATCTACACTTCTAATAATGTTGATTACAAAGATATTTGGACTTCCGGTCCCTACATTGATCCTAGTACCGGACAGCAGATTACAAGATATACTAGAACTGGTATATCTAAAATGGTTTACTACAAAGCTGCAGGCCGAAAAGCCACTAAGATTCCTAGAGATTTCCAGAGAGGATTAATCCTTAGAGATTCGGTATATGATGGTGATATTTACAAATCTCCGTTTGTCACATATAACCTTAGTACGATGAAAGGTTATTATAAGAGTGGTCTTCATGATGGACAATCCGGTAGACAGGTTGTAGGCATGACACTGCCCCACGATGGCAATAATTATGACAGATTTACCTTGGTATACAACGGTTCAAAAGGTCTGTACTATGACGGAACGAACATGACTGATCATAATGACCAAAGATTTCTGGAATGGTATGACGCGCAATCGGTAAACAGTTATGGTCCTATATTAAGAGATGTTATGACCAGGAGTTGTACACTTAACGATTCAAGAATTAACGATACATATAGTGATCAAACAATTTACACAAGTCCTGTGGCGCCAGCCGATTACCAAGGTGGCACAGATCACTGCACCGCTGTATATTCTAGAGCATGCGTTGACGGTCTTGGTTTTATAACACCCGGATCTGGACAAGCGTACTGGGGATTTGCTATTTGATCAAAATGATGGAGGTATACTTTAATGGCTTCTTCAGATTTGCGAAGTTTTTTCAAAATTATTGAATCAGCATCCAGCGGAGAAGCCGTTAGAGATGCCATCATAGATGCTGCAAAGACGTTGAAGACGTCAGCAGCCAACGCCGGTTCGCTTAATGGCGTTCCAGCAAGCGAATTTGCTATTCGTACTGAGTATGAAAGAGCAATGGAAGATATTTGGGCAAAGTTGGCGTTTGATCTTGCCGAAGCTTTGGAAGATGACGAGTATGCATTGCGAAGCGAAAACGTAATGACAAGTGGTAACCTTTATACCATTATTGGTACATATTTACGTCCAGCTTTCGGAACTATTATGCATTACGAAATCGATCCGAAGACCAATATGGAAACATTGGCTGCTTGTGAGAGCTATTTGAAGACTCTTACAGATACTAAAAAGAAGATGATCGATGCTGTAAAAGCAAAGAAGAAGATTGCTGACATGAATTTCGACTTCCGTGGACTTGCAGAGATCATTAATCACATAGCTGATGATATTCCGGAGCTCGAAGCTGGTAATTTTGATAAGAATAAGGTTTACGATGCTGGCGAGAATTATACATATTATCGTGCATATTCTAGTATCAAAGTAAACGTTCCGGATAGTGAGCTGAAGGTTGAAGGCAAGTTTGACGACAACCACGTAACCCACTATCCTCCTGAAGGAAAGTTATTTTCTTCAGTAAGCATTAATCTTCCGAATTCTACAGCGGCTAAGACTACAAGTACTAGTGGACGTACAGGTGGTAGCACAACTAAACCGACCCAGTCTGGTAAGTCTGAAAATCCCGAAGAGAATGAAGAAGAGATTAAGAAAGTTGATGAAAATGGTCTCCTTGAAATGAAGGACATTGATGCCAACGGCACATTTGTAGCTTCTGAGACAGATGCTTGTGATGGATACAAGATGGTTAGTGTTCATGTCAAGGAGCCTAAAGTATCAGGAACATTCAAAGTTACCTTTTACAATGGAAATGATCCACTTGAAGAGCAAGAAGTAAGAGCATACAGCTCTGCTCAATATAGTGGTAGTATACCTTTAAATCATGAAGACGCAGCACTTGAATTTAAGGGTTGGTCTCCGGTTCCAGTTCGTGTCACATCTGATATGGATGTATATGCTCAATTTGGAGAACCGGTAGAAGGAACAGCTGGTGAGATATCTGATAGTTGGGACGACATTGTCGCTTGTGCCGGTACAAAGTATAATGTCGGCGACTACAAATCTCTTACAATTGGTTCCGTTAGCGACAAACAGTACGGAACTTTGATTATGGAAAAGGTAGGATCTGGACACTCCAACAGTTTGTGGTGTTCAAAAACACTTTTCCGAAATACAATGATCGGAACCATTGCTTCGTGGCCTACTAGTGGTGTTAGGAAATTCCTTAATGGTGAATTCCTAGAAGTTCTTTCTACACTTTCTGATGGGGCTACGATTGTTAATGCTTTAGTTCCGACAACAATCTATACCAGCGCACCATGGTGCGAGTGGGAAGATGTTCAAATTTCTCATTTGTTTGAAACAAGATGCGAGATGCAAACAGTTGACGAGATTTGGATTCCGTCGTTATATGAGATGAGTGGGGCAAATCTTACTGAGACTTACAAAACTTTGATTCATCACCATTTGAATGACCGAAATGCTGGAAGTATGGAGTACGGTCCGATGGGAATTAATAGTTGGAGTGAGCCATTCTTACCGAATATTTATGGTTACGAACAGCATGAAAAGATCCTGGATATGTCTTCTGCATATGGTGGAGTTACTATTTCAGTAGATGGTGAGGAACGATATCCGATTTTAACTCCAAACACACCTGAAAAGTATAAGAAGGTTCAATGTACAAACACAAGTACATACACCGGATATACTCTTAGAACTATTAAAAACTATGGTTATCCAAACGGTGGTGGATCCAATATTCATGGGTATTGGGGCATTAGCGAAAATGGTGACTTCTCAGGTGGTGGAGACTGGTATCCGATTTGCTTTGCATTCTAATATTCAAAATGGAAAGGAGATGACACTATTGCGTGATTTAGGAAACACTGAGCTTTGGAAGGCAGCTGTGTTAAGAGCTGTTCGTACGTTATTTCAAGCTATGGCAGGCATGGTAACTGTCGATGTTGCTATAAATGAAATTGATTGGATACACATTATATTGGTTTCTTTGACTGCAAGCTTACTTTCTATGCTAACGTCAATTATAGCGGGACTTCCTGAATCCAAGGAAGACGGTATTATTACGTTTGATCCTGACACGCAGCAGTGTCGCCTTGAGATTACAAATAGAAAGAAGTTCGCAAACAACGAGCCTATGCGGTTCACTATAGATCCGATGGCTTTCACAGAGCTTGATGTAACCAAGCATTCAAAGAAGGAGTAAACCAATGAATGTACAAGAGATTCTCCAATTAATAGGAGTAAGTGTACAGCGTAATTGGCTGTTGCTTATTGCAGGACTATCTCTTATCCAGATTGCACCAATAAAAATTAACCCTTGGTCATGGCTTGGCAAATGGGCAGGCAAGATGATGGGGGTTAAAGATCTCTCCGATAAGATTGACGCTTTGGAGAAGAAAGTAGACGAGAATGATGCAATTAGGATAAGAAAGGACATATTAAAGTTCGGTGACGAGGTCAGAGTTGGCCACATCGAACACAGCAAGGAATCATTTGATCAGGTGCTGGATGACATAACCAGCTACGAACAGTATTGTAAGGATCATCCAAAGTTTGAAAACAACAGGACGGTCCTTACAACAAAAGTGATTAAAGACACATACCACAAATTGTATGTAGAACACAGAATCTAATTCAAAATGGCAAGGAGGAGTTACCATGGCCGGTAAGATCATGCATGGCGGTGTTCAGTTTGGTGGCTTCGCCGAGTACGAGAGACTTTCGTACAAGCCAAAAGTAAACGGTGTGACTCTAATAGGAGACAAGTCAACTACTGATCTTGGGATTGTTAAAGAAGTCACATTAGAAGAATACAATGCTCTCACTCCTGATCTTAGGAACGATCCTGATATTCTTTATTACATTAAAGATGCTGATCCGGCTGATGGTTCTGGAGTAAAAATTGCTGGCAAGTTTTATGAGATCAAAACCCGATCTTGGATTGGCGATGGTCAAACTAGCAGATCCTGGGAATTTGATGAGATACCAGTTTACATTATGTCTATTGATGGCGATGGTGTAAACAACTATGTCCAGATGGGACCGTTTAGGTATGGATCTCCAGTATGCTATGGCCATTATGGGGGAGGATCAGCGAAGCCTCCTACTAGTCCTGGATCTTCAGGTTCTATACATTGTATTGCGACTTATAGTGAAGATTTTAAGACTCTAACACTTAGCGGTAATGATGCCGGTTATATGTGTAACATTAACGGCGGATCTGGTCGGATGCTATATTTGGTTGAAAAAGATACAAGTTTAGAAACTCCTGGAGGAGATGATAAGTACGCCGAGATTACGATATATGACTCGGATGACGAAGTTTCTACTTTGAATCTGTCGCAATCAATATTGAACTTCGATTCTATAATGGTTTATTGTCATAGCGCTGGTAATAACATAGTTTCGACGTTTTCCGTTAGTGAGCTTTTACAGTTTACAGGATCTAATGATCAATTCGGAATAACCAGCGATGAGAAATACTGGTATTTTAAAGTAACAAACTCTAAAACCTTTACAAGAGGTGACTATTCTGGGCTATCGTGTTTCAAAATAGTAGGTCTTAGATATGGTAGTTCTGGTAAAGGAACAAGCAAGTCTTCATATTGCGAGACTTCTTTGTATTCCGGGACATATGTTCAAAATGTAATGCCATTATCTGATGACATTACGGAGTTTGATGCTATTTGTGTCACAACGGCTATGACATATGGTGGATTTGAATTAAGATTTCCAAACATATTTCCTACAAGCAAATTGATAGAAGCAATGAACGACAATGAGCAAATTGGTATATGCTCGGACTCGTTCTATTTTTATTTCAAAGTTGATGATGTTAATCAACTTTCCAAGGGTGATTACCAATACGAAATGTATATTTCAGAAGTTATTGGTATTAATTACGGTACTGGATCTGGTGGACCAGGAACTGTAGTTATAGGAAATCCCCTAGCGGATGCTGATTATTCTCTTCAGAAATTACAAATTGGCGATCTAGTTTATGAGATAGCTGAAGTAGGATCCAATACGTTACTCTTCAGAGGCAACGGCACATCTAATCCCCAGTTGATCGAATTGAATGACCAATACACAGCATACGATTTGCTTATATTTAGAAATCTAAGGTCAGCCGACAATAAAACCTATAAGGTCGATGTCACATACGATACTAAAAATCTTAATGTGAATGATTATATTCAAGGTTTCGGTTGGTCTAGCAGTAGTAATTATTGGACATATCAAATTACAGATGAGGATGAATTAACATTTGTCGATCAAGGATCTAACTGGGTTCTTTATGAGATTTATGGAGTAAAAAATGGCGCTGGAGCTATAACTAATAAGTATGGTTCTATAGCACCTCCTCCATACAGAGGACTTGACGGGGAAGTATATTATTATCTGGATCCAAGATCTCATAAAGAGCTTGCTAAGTATCTTAACATGTCTGGAGAATGGGTTTTGATCAGTGGAGAAGATCCCACCTTAAGAGAACTTATACCGACCATGACTAGCGATACAACACCGAGCGGTGAAGTAACATATTCTAGTCAGTATGGTTCAGCGTATGCCGCTTACATGGCATTCAATGGACAGTCTGCTGCATCCGATATGTCTGGTGGTTGGTTACCAGATACCGACGATACGGCTCCTTGGATAGTTTATGATTGGGGCACTCTTAATCAATTATATTTGCTTAGAATTGAGACAGCAAACAATGGCCCTAGTACTTCACAGACGATCTATGTTGAAGGTCTTACATCTGACGGGGTTTATGAAAACTGCCTGATAGATGAACAGCAAGAATCAACAAACATTCGGTTTGTTCAAAATGAATGGAAGACATACGACATTTACTTGAACGAACATCAGTATACAGCAATACGTATTCGAGGAACTGCGAATTGGTTTGAACTTTGGGGTAAAGCTTGTACTTTAAGTAAAGTTCAATGTTATACCAGAAACTAACTTCCAAGAGGTGACAATATGGGAATGATGATGTATAAGGGTGAGTGCTACTCTGGTATGAGATCAGCAGCTCTTAATTCGTTAACCGATGTTGGTCTTACAAATCTTGCGGATGGTCAGTTTATTGCTTGGGATGATGAACTCCAAAAGTGGGTGAATACGGATAAGCTAAACATAGGCGGAGCCAAAACCGTTACAGGTCGAAACATTGAGATTAATGACGCCTCGAAAACATATTCCAGCGCATTGTCGATTAATCTTAAACCTGCTCAAAATCTTAATGGTTATGAGCATTCTTGGTATGGCGGTTTTGGCAAGAACCTATTTCCAATGACAGTTGAAAGCATTAAATCTGCGACTGGATTAACTGGATGGATTGACAACACAATTACTACATATGGTGTAACAATCGCTATATTAACCGATGATAGTGATAATGTTGTTGGTTTAAAAGCATATGGGAAGCCGGATAAGTATATCTATCTGAAAATTGGGGAATTCAATTTATCTGGTAGCTATATTTTAAATGGTCCCTCAATGACTCATAGTTTAACTTTAGTTTTGAGAAATGCGGACGGAGAAGGTATGTCTGTTCAAACGTCTGGTAATGACGTTTCTTTTAGCAGATCCAACACCACAACAGCTGAGATGATACTAGAGATACCGACTTACGAGTATCCGTATTCCAGCGATTATGTTGTTACCCCAATGATTCGAAGATCTGATGTTTCTAGCAGTACCTTTGAACCATATACTAACATTTCTAAAATTAAAGGTTATAATGATATTTTAGTTAGTTCGCTTAGTAATGTTAACTATCTTCCAGCAGTTCCTAAGCAGACGATTACTAAAGATGGAGTTACCGTAAAGACTGAAAATGGCGTTTATATTTTCAATGGTACAGCGACTAAGAATATAGAGCTTAAGTTTAGACTTCCAGTTTATAACTATCATGTACCAGAGGAAAGCGGACGCACGTTGTATTTAAAGTGCTTTAACAACGCTCCAATAGGTCTCCTTAGATATTACAACGGAAATGATAGAGTTTCTTACAATAATATACTAGAACCGAATGTCTCTGAGTATTTGCCGTTTTTACAAGGGACAAAAGTTACAGATATTGGATTCAGCATTTATGAAGGGACTACATTTGACAATGTGGTTTGTTCTCCCATGTTAACATTCGATTGGGATGCTGAATTTTTTCAAAATGAAGTTTCAAATTCATCATTTCCAGTAACTATTTATGGTGGCACTGCCGATTTAGTTAACGGTAAAGTACTTGATAGTTATGATGTTTCAGATATTGGCAGTCTCGACTGGGAGTTGAGTCAGGACTATAGCAACTGTTTCTTTGTTGAACTTGAATCTAAGAAAAGTGGCGCCACTTACGGATACTGCGATTGCTATAAAGTTGATACCACTTCTACATCAGTTACTTCGATGACTGACGGGTCAATATCTTTTTCCATTGGCGATCAGTATATTTGGATCAAGGATTCAAGGTTCACAACGGCATCAGACTTAAAAGCTGCTTTAACTGGATATGAAATTGCTTATGAGGTTAATATACCGGTAACATATGACATCAAAGCAGCTCCAATTAGACTTATTAAAGATTATTGTAAAGTATCTAATAGTGCCGGTGGAGCAATGAGCCTTTCATATTGGATCGACGACGCATTTGGCGATGTTCTTCAAGCATCCGAAGACATTACTGACGGAATTAAACGAGCGATGCCGTTGATCCCTTCAGACATTGGATCGGCCAAGGAAGAAGATGTCGAAGTTATATTTAATACGTCAGATAATTGTCCTTGTCTATCAAAGATTTCTGTTCATGATGCGGTGTACGAGCGACCTGTTGGAGTAACATTCAACTGGAATCAGTTAATTCAAAATGGAAATTTTTCTAGTGATTCTGGATGGACCGTAGAAAATTCCACCATGTCGGTTAGCAATAATGTTGCTACATTAACTATCCAATATGCTTGGCCGATGAGCGCCGCTCATACTCATGAGCTATATAGAAGTGACCTTACATTGGTTGAAGGACATAAATATCTGATTTCGTGTTCAGTTAACATGCCTCATGCCAATACACAGTTCCATATCAATTTATCTGATCAATATATCGACACTGGAGATCGTTTTTATTACGCAGCCACTGAACCTAATACTTGGTACACGTTCAATATTATACAAGAAGTTGAAAGATCTGAACACACATATTTACATATCGGTCCCATGTGCGATGAAGAACAATCATATGCTGCAGGGGACACTTGGCAAATAAAAAATGTGTATGTCACAGACTTAACTCAAATGTTGAATGACGATATAGCATCTTACGCATACGGATTGAATGTTGTAGACTCATACCAATTTGATGGGTACGACGGAATGAAATGGCTTCAATCTTTTGGACTTTTCACTAAAGAATACTATCAGTCAGTAACGTCTGGTTTAATTAGTGCGAAGCTTGGAAACAAAAAGTACTTTAACAGCGATAACCAGTTGATGTACACTTGTAATCTCGGATCGGATGATTTGAGAGGATTAGCTAAGCTAGTTGATGGAAAAATCGTGTACGATGGCGATGTTAAGAATCCCGATGGCTCAATAACTCGTAAGTATGGTTACCGAGCTTATCAAGCCGGCGATGAGAACCTTATAGATGCCATTACTGATGGAACAAATACGGTATACAAGCTTACCACTCCGACCACACAGCAGTCTACAACGTATATGTCGCCTCAAGTTGTTTATAAAGGAGGCAAAGAGGAATACGAAGACTCTCGTGATTGTCCAGTTCCTGTTGGTAATGCTTCAAAATACATTGACCTTCCAGAATGGATGAGCAATGTATATTTTACCGATCTCAGAACAAAGTTGATCGATTTAGAGGCTAGAGTAATAGCCTTGGAGACCTAACAAAGGAGGTACTCAAAATGAAATTCACAAACAAAACATATGACGTTCTTAAATGGATCGCTCAGATCCTGTTACCGGCAATTGGTACGTTATATTTTGCTTTGGCATCCATTTGGGGATTGCCTTATGCAGAACAGATCGTAGGCACCATTACAGCTATCGATTGCTTCCTTGGTGCTTTGCTTGGCATCAGCACTGCGCAATACAACAAATTCAACAAAACTCTCGAGGATCCGGAGAAGGAACTTGAGGAAATTTTCCCGGAAGACAAAGACTGATCAAAATAAAAGCGGAGGTACATCATGTTAACAATAGACGGTTTGAAAATTTATATGACAAGAGGCGACTCCGCTAGGATTCAGGTGGTGCCCAAGGTAAAAGATGAGACAACCGGAGAGAAGGTTCCGTATGAACTCCAAGATGGAGATAGGATTGTCTTCCGTCTTAAGAGAAAAGCTGAAGATTCGATCACTGTACATTGCGAGAAAGAAGCAAGTATCGATCTCGAGAACAACAAAGCCATTCTCTTCCTCGAACCCGTTGACACGGAGACTTGTGAATTCAAGGAATACCGGTACGAGTTTGAGTTGATTACCTCGGACGACTTCCATTCGACATTTATTGAGAACCAGCCGTTCAGCATGGGAAAGGAGTTGGAGACACATGGATCGTAATGATATGCTCGACTCCTTATCTGGCGATGTTACACCTATCAACGAACTTGACGGAGATATTTCTTCTCAAGGAGAAGTTGAAGGTGACATCGAAGCTGACGGCCAGGTTGAAGGTGATGTGGAGATTGCAAAAGCCTATTACAACAAAATGACTATTAACGGTCATGAGTTGAAAGGCGATATGCTTTCCCCAGAGTTGGACATTGAAGTCCTTAAAGACGACCTAACAGCTACTCGGACGGTTGGTGGTGTTAACTCCGGTGACGAATACGAACAAGGCACGATGCTCGAAACTATTATTCGAGATATGCTAAATCCCATCGATTACCCGAGACTCATCAACCCGAGCGCTGTTGTGGTCGCTACTGGGGATAAGCTCCTCGAAAAGGGTAGCACTCTCAGTACAGTAGTGTCTATTTCTTTCAACAGAGGATTAATTAATCCGGCATACGGAACGAGTGGTTACAGATCTGGTCCCGCAACAATGTATTATCTGAATGGCGGTCCTGGTCAGGCTAACAACTCGTTTTTCTATACAATAACGGAACAAGATAATACTCTTCAGGGAACTGTCGATTACTCTGCAGGTGAGCAACCCAAGAACAGTATTGGAGAAGACTATGACTCGCCTCTTCCGGCTGGTACAGTCAATTCGCCAATCGTAACATACGAGTTTGTTAATGCTTTGTGGGCTAACACTGGCAATATTCAGACAATTGCTAAGCTTCCGCTTGTGAGCAAGTCGGCAGGAGTTAAGGAATTTGTATTCCCGGAACAGACCGTTTCGAATCCCGAAGTCTTTGACGTTCCTGCTACTTGGAATGTAAGTACTATTGAGGTACTAAATACTCTGAGCGGGGCTTGGGAAGATGTCGCTGGAGAGTTTGATATTTCAAATACAGCACACGATGACGCTGGCGGAACTTCTACCGCCTACAAGAGATACACAGACAACAGAGGTTACTCTGCAGGTTCGAGAACTATTCGAATCACTTGGAGTTAAGGAGGAGAATTCAAAATGGCAAGAACAAAAGGTAGTTTTTCATTAGCAGGCACACTGGAGCCATTGGTGAGTGCTCCTCTTGACGCTAGACAAACCGTAAAGCTCAAAACAGATCTTACCGCAGTAGGTACTTTCCAGTATTACTACATCGGTATGCAGGTTTTCTGCGAGGACGAGCTTAAGCGATACACCCTGATCGGATCTGATCCCACCGTATTAGCTAACTGGAGAGAAGATGGCACAGCTACCGATTCTCAGATCTTCCAGTTTGCAGGTAATGTGGCATTTGCTAACTTACCGGCAGCGGCTGCTGCTAGAGTTGGCTTTGTGTATAACGTTACCGACGCATTTACGACCGATAACACATTCGTAGAAGGCAGCGGCCATAACTATCCGGCCGGTACCGATGTAGCAATCGTTAATACCGGAGATAATGTTACACCAGTATACCAGCACGATGTATACACCGGTAATCTCGAAGGCTATCAGCCTCTTTTGCAGGTAGACACCCTTCCGACAGCAGATGTCGATCATGCTGGCCAGATCTTGATGTATGTTGGTCAGGACAATCCGCCCACTCTTATCAATGGCTATTGGTATGAGTGTATGGAGGATACTCAGACTCCTGGAACGTACCATTGGGTTGCAAAGAACACCCAGGCCGATGCTGACGATAAGCTGGATGCTCAGCTGAACGTAACAAAGACAACCGGTGGCATTAGTGCTGGTGCTACTTATGCACAGGGAACACCTTTCGAGACTCTGTTCAGAGACATGCTTAATCCGATTGAGTATCCTGTACTTACAAATCCTTCTGCTCAGCTTACCGGAACCGGTGATCAGCTTCTGGAGAAGGGTGATAGTGTCAGCGTTACTCTGACTGCAACACTCAACAGAGGTGGTATCACCCCTGCATATGGCACAAGCGGATATAGATCTGGCCCGGCTACCGATTATGCATTGAATGGCGGTTCCGCTCAGGCTGGTAATACCTTTACTGAGACCGTAACCGAGCAGAATAACAGCTTTACTGTTGAAATCAACTATTCCCAGGGTGAGCAGCCTAAGGACAGTGTTGGAAATGACTACAGTTCACCTTTGAGTGCTGGATCTGTTACTTCTTCTGCATTCGAGTACGAGTTTGTTAATGCTTTGTGGAGTAACACTGCAGCAGTTGGAACAATTGCGAAGAATAGTCTTGTTTCTGCTTCGGCAAAAGAGTATATTTTCGTATTTCCGCCTACCACTGTTACGTATCCGGAAGTGTTTGACGTACCGTCCAGTTGGACTGTAACCAATATCGATGTTAAGAATACGCTCAGCAATCAGTGGGAGAATTGCTCTACCGAGTTTACAAAGACTACGGTAACCCATGATGATGCTGGCGGCAATTCTACGTCTTACGATCGTTACACCTGCAACCTTGGCTATGCTATGGGTAGCAGAGAGATTAGGATCAAGTGGTCCTGATGATATTTTAAAGGAGAGAAACCATGGCAAGGACAAAAGGAACATACAGCCTGTCAGCTAACATTGAGATGCTTGCTGGGGCACCCATGGATGCAAGATCCATAGTACCTGCTAAGTCCGATCTGACTACGAGCGGCGCATTTCCTTATGCTTATGTCGGTATGGAAACATACGTTGTGGCAGAGAATAAGAAATACCGTCTCACAGCATTGGACTATACTGTCCTTGCCAATTGGGAGGAAGTTGGTACACCTGCTTCGGTTAACGGCGTTGATTTGAAAGGTGATAAGAGTACTGAAGATCTTAAGATCTACAAAACCGTTACTCAAGACGAGTATGATGCTTTGTCTCAAAATGAGAAAAACGATCCAAACACATTTTACTTCATCAGCAATGCCTCTGGTGGGGGCGGAACTGGTGGAGGAGGTGGTGGAACATTCTATGGTACCACGGTTCCAGATAGTAGCCTTGGTGATAATGGTAATATTTATACCCAAGATGCTGAGTATGACATAAAGATATATACCAAATCTGGAGGAAACTGGTACGTATTTAATACGGTTGATAAGCCGACTCAGGAGTACAACACTTCCAATGACACTCCAATCTATGATACAGAACATCATTTCGGTAATGACGGAACGAAGATCTATGACGCTTTAACCAACGATTACACTCAGTATATGATCGAGGGTTGGAGTAGTAATTACGCTAGCTATTACGAATACGAAGATCAGCGATATGCCTATGGCGGTTATGAATTGGCAAATCCTATTAATCTTAGTAAGGTTAAGTTGTGGATTGGTCGGTATGAGTATCAAAATGAATTACTGACGTTTACATTACAAATTCAAACATCTCAAGGTGGTCAATGGATTGATGTAGAGGATTTGCTGATTACTAGAAGTCTACCATACCCAATAAATGTATTTGAGGTAGCCGTACATCAAGAAGTTTATGGAGTTAGATGGTATCACTATAAATCTCCAGATAAAACTTCTGGCAATAACGCGACTTTCTTCGGCATGAAACTATACACTCTGATCTAATATTGTTCTATTAAGAGGAGGTTATATTTATGGGTGTAATAATGCACGGCGGAAACTCATATACTGGATCCGCAGTAACACCTAACCCGCAAAGTTCGGCTACCGGCCAACTTGAAAAGGTTGGAATTGATGGAACAATATACGAGGTAGGTAATAAAGTAACAGAAGGATATTATTACGACGGAAAGTTTTATGAATATCCGGTTGTTGTAGGGTTGTTTCTGGCAGATGACACTACTTTTGTCACCAAAATGATTCCTTATTCTGTCGCTACTCCAGCAGCTGATACTCTGTATTATGCAACGGACGATAGTTTATGGTATATGTGGGATGGTTCAAAATACTATTTAGTAACTTCTGGTACTGGCGAGATTATTGGTAAGAAGGATTGCGTATATTTTGATAAGAATTCAAAAGCATGCTATTTGTATGACGGTAGTGCTTTTCAAGGCATTGTTGATGGAACTACCGTATATGATCGTACCTATTCAATGGATGATCATAGTATCACCTATATCACTAAAAGTAATCTGATATCGGTTCCAACTTGGGTTGGCGAGATTGAAACAATACTTAGTTCAGCCATTTACGATCATAAAACGTGGATTGGTAATATAGTCAGTCCTTCTAATATTCATGACCGTACCTATTCAATGGTTGATCATGAGATCGTTGTCGCGGAGACAATCCCATCGACAATTGGGTTAGCAACTTGGGTAGGTCGTATTGATACCATTCTCCAATCCGCAATCTCTGATCATGCTACATGGATCGAGAACCTTCCAAAACCGATGGTATTTAAAGGTACTGTTGGAACTGGTGGTACTGTTACTGCTCTTCCCGTGGATGGCACAGCAACTATTGGTGACACATACAAAGTCATTACTGCTGGTACTTATGCAGGGACTGCAGCAAAAGTCGGTGATACATTCATATGCAATGGTAAGACTTCGTCCGCCAATACTTGGGAAATGATTCCTTCTGGTGATGAGCCAAGTGGAACCGTCACAAATGTTGCGGCTGGTGATGGCCTTATCACGGCTTCCGGATCAGCTATAACTACATCAGGCACAATCAAAACGAATCTTCGCTCATTCACAAAGTTGACTAATGATTCTGCAGCTGCTACGGAGACTAGCGGACGAATTTATCCCGTAGCTTTGGATAAGAGCGGATATTTGAGCGTTAATGTGCCGTGGACAAATACTACGTATTCTATGACTCGTAATTCCCAGACAGTAACCTTAACACCTTCTAGTGGAACTGCTCAGTCATTCACACTCTCCGATTTGATTAATGGTTTGACAACCGGAGATGCAGATCCAGTCGATGGTGATTACTATGTTTCGCAATATGCTAATGGCGGTACCACAACAGTTACTTATCATAGAAGGCCTGTTAGTAAATTATACAATTATATTAAGGGAAAACTTGGTATTGCTAGTAGTGGTTCGACGTTTCTTAAAAAAGATGGAACCTGGGCAACACCATCTGATACCAAAAACACGGCCGGTTCAACTAATTCAACAAGTAAATTATTTTTGATCGGTGCTACTGGGCAATCAGCTAATCCTCAGACGTATTCAAATAGCGGGGTGTATGCTACTAACGGCGACTTAGTATTAAGCGGCTCCGTAACTATCGGAGGAAATACCGCAAACACATCCGGAGCACGAATGGTGTTTAATTCGACAACGAATTCTGTTGATTTTCAGTTTGTATCTTAGGAAAGAAGGAGGTTATATTAATGAGTTTATTAGTATGGCTTCCTCTTTTAGGGAATTTAAATAATCAAGGAATATCAGATGTATCTTTTTCGTATGTAAATAATAATGGAAAGTTATCAGCAAATAATAATGGAAAGATTGGAAAATGCTATGAAAGAACAGCATCGGCATATTCTGATTTATTTAGAAGTTCTATAAACTTCACTTTATCTGGTGATATAACAATGGCTTGTTGGGCTTATGTATCAGCAACAATAGGTGATACAGCAAATGGGCTTATAACAAACCACAATCATTCTAATAATACCGGGGTTGGTATAACTGTAAAGCAAGTTTCAGATTCAGATTATAGAATAAGTTGTAACACCGGAAATGGTTCTTCTAGAACTTTTATGTCTTATTATGGTACTACTAATATTAAAGATAAATGGTGTCATTTAGCTCTTACATATAACAAATTGTCAAAGGTATTGAAGTTATGGGTTAATGGGTTAGTCGAGTATACTTTGACCGGATATGAAAATGCATCGGCAAGTAGCCCATTCGATCTATTTAATTGGTCAACTACATGGAGTGATAATAGCAATTATAGGCCAGTCTGCAAATTAAATGATGTAAGACTTTATGATAATGAGCTTTCTCCTAGGGAGATTAAAGAATTATCAAAAGGTTTATTAATACATTATCCTCTTAATGATCAATACATTGAAAATACGTCTAATGTAGTTCCTGTAACAAGATTTCCTTCTCAATCGTCCCCTTCTGGATGGGGTGGTCATTCCGCAATAGTGGTTGATTATGACAGCACTAATGATCCAATACCAACAGACTCACTTGGTGAAATTCAGTGTACTTACACTTCCGGTGGAGGTGGATTTGGCATCAGGTTTGATAATAGAACAATTAAACCATCCACGACATATTGTTATTCTGCATATATTAAAACTAGCGATAATTTTTCCACACAAACCGCTAATTTTTTGTATAGGTATGAGTATACTGGAACTCCTAGTAGTCCTGGTACTAAAATAACAGAAGCCGGTGTATATAGTGCAGATAGGAGGCAATATCTTGGAAATGGATGGTACAGATGTTGGGGTGTATTTACGTCCTCTTCAACAACGAATTCTGTTCAGTTATATTTTTATGCCTATCCCAATTCTAATGTAAATTATTGGGTTGGATGTTGGTCTTTAGAAGAAGGAAAAGATCATATAACGCCATATGTTTTAGGTACTAGAAATGAAAGTACAGTTTATGATACTTCTGGATATGGATATAATGCAAATAAAGATGGAGAAGTAAATGGTATTAGAACATATTCAGATTCTATAAAATATTCTAATTGCACATTTTTTATTAAATCGTCTGGAATTTTTGGTAATCCAAGCATAACATTTTCAGAGTATACTATATCATTTTGGGCAAAACACTCTGCTATTGGAAAAATGGTATTCGGGAGTAACCGTTCAACAAGTTCAACAAATAGCGATTGGTATTGGTATGGAGATAATAGCTTTAAGTATCCTGGAGGGGAATACTATTATCAACACAATGCAGGATCCGCAGAAAGTCTTTTAAATAAATGGACTCATTTTGTAGCTGTTTATAATGGGTCTAACATAACAATATACAGAAACGGAGTAAATGAAGGTAGTAAAGAAACTACTGGAACTATGACATTAACTTATGTTAGTGTAGGACATGGATTTTCGTCTAGTTCATATTTGGAAGATAGTCATATATCTGACTTTCGGATTTATGTAACAGCACTATCCGAAAATGATGTTAAAGATCTGTATAATAATTCGGCGTCTATTGATAATAAAGGCAATTGTTACGCGTATGAGTTTATAGAAGTATGAGGTGATTTATATGGATAATATCATAGCAAAATGTAATGATGCCTTATGGAATAAATCATTTTCAAACGGACTAAACAAATATACACAAAGCAATTGTCAAGTAACCCTTACGGATGATGGCTACAGAATTTATAGACCACCAAACAAAAATCCAACAAATGATGGAAATACAATGTGGGGTGGTTTGATAATAAATCCATTCAGTGCAGATTCGAATGCCATGGTTAAGTCACACAGATATGTGATAAAGTTTGAAGTTAAAGGGCAATCAAGCAACGCCGCATCTAGCACATACTGGTCCAATAATGCTGGATGGGGAGGAGGAGGATTATCTCCTTCGCCAACAGACGTAGTTCAATCGAATCCTGTTACTTCAAATTTTCAATCCTCTGTTTGGGTTCCATTTCAGTACAGTTTTACTATAAATGATGATATTTACAAAGTATGTACTTCTTCGTATTCATCATTCGTAGCTGGTGAAACATATTTGAGCTATAGAGATTTTAAATTTGGTTATGAATATTGGGATACAGGATCTTTAGGAACAGACATATATTTAAGAGATTTTAAACTGTACGATATCACATCATCTACTAATTTAGTTACTGTACTAAAGCCAGGAATTTGGAAAGCGGGATGCTTTATTGAGAATACTGGAAATATATCTATAAAAAGAGATGGCGACTTGTACAGCAACAATCTTTACGAAATGTAGAAAGGAGCTCTGATATGGCACAGTTAAATGAATTGATAACGACTGGAGTAATTAGGGCCATTGGCGGTATAAAATCCGACTCTGGAATTACTGTTTATGGAGAAATATCCCTTGGTGATTCCAACAATTATAGTGATTCATATGCCATAGTTCCAGGATATACAAATTATAGTCGGATAGGAACTAGTGATAAAAAGTTTTATGAAGGATATATAAATACAGTTTATTCAAATTATGTTTATGCCTACAATACGTTATATGTTGGCAAAGCTTCAACTAATGTGGGTGTATTAAGATTTTATAATGGTGGTGCCTATACTTGCGATATTAAACCAAGTACTTCTATGACCGCCAATAGAATCTTAACACTTCCAAATGAAACGAGTACGATCGCTACTAGAAGTTGGGTACAAAGCACTGACGATATGACAACCAAAACAGTAACGAGTAATGCTGGTACCAATATGTCTAGAGCTGTATTTTATTCTCAGCAACGTAGCGGATTTATAGATATATATATTTCTGCTCAAACAAGCAGCATTGCTGTATCATCAGCGTATGGTAATTTGAAATACGCAAGTTGTAGTATAAACATTCCTACAGGGCTAGGTTGGGTAGGGAGTAACGGTTTTGTTGTGTCGGCAATACAGAAATACAGCACGGGGTTAAATTTTATATCATTAAACAATGTTACCGATTCAGCAATCAGTTTCTTTTTGACTACGGCACAAGCAGAATCGGCACATCAGTACAACATTTACATGCACCTTGTATGCCTTGACCTTTGACTAACCACCGCAACCCCCACCTCAGAACAGCGGGGTGGGGTAAATCGTGCCTGGTGATATTCATAATTTAAGCTATTTTAAATCAAAAGAAAGGAAAAAACAATAATGACAAAGAAATTTACTAATATTGAAGTTGAAGAAATTATTTCAAAACTCGACGCGCCGGATAGCATCTGCAATACAAAAGATCCTTCCAAGAAGCTTTCGATCAAACTTCTGTGGAAGATCGAGACGAACAGGAAACGTCTCGCAACCATTTCTGAGCAGATGCACACAATGCGAGACAGCATCATTGCATCGTACTCGACGGATGAGAAGTCTGTTGAGGAAACGCTGGAATCCGGTGAAGTAATCCGCAAGGTTAAATCAGAGTATCTCGAAGACTGGCAAAATGAACTCAAAGAGCTTGGCCTAGTTGAGAATGACGTCGAGATTGATACCATCAGTATTACCGAGATCGAGAACCTCGACATGGTTCCCGGGGACTTCGCCACTATTAAATTCATGGTGGAGGAGTGATATTTCGGAGTTAAGACAGCCTTTCCTGAAAGTCTCCTTGTAGCCCATACGGGGAAGACCCTCCTAAGCAGATATTTGAATACAAATTTGTTGCCTTTACTCTCATGTGCATATCCACAGGATTGGTTTGTCTTAATTTATATATTTTTTCCTTTTCGTTAATAGTGGGCTGGCTTGTATCCCTCAAGCAGGTCGGTCCACTATTTGAAAAGGATCCTTGACATTCTATTTAGAATGGGATAGTATCTTTTCGTAGCAGTCCGGGTGTGAGTAATCCTACATTATTCCTACACTAGAGGTGCTACAAAGCCTTATATTTAGGCAAACATTATTCTCTTATTCAGAGAATTAATGCTACCGTATCTATGTAGGATTGTCCTTACTATAAGGGCTTTTAGATGCGGTTAAATTTAATAAATAGTATTATATTTTGGTTTATTCCTACATTATTCCTACACTGAGCGTGAGTTTAACATTCCCTTTTATTTTTACAGTTCGCAAATTTAACACCTTCTATTATGCAACAACAATAAAACTTTTAGGAGGTAGCGATATGAACAAAGAAGTTGTATTAGGAACCGTAGTTGTAGTAGCAGTAGCAGGATGTGTAGCAATTGGTATGTATATGAAAAAGAAAGCAACAAATGTACTGTTTGTACAAGCAATGGATTCCTTGGCAATGAAAGCGGATGAGCAAGCTGAGAAGTTTAATGAGGAAGCAAAGGAAGAGGAGGCCTAAATGGTCTCTTCCTCTTCTTATTTTTTCTTAAAGGAGGTAATCAAAATGAAAAACAAAATCTTACTTTTATCTGGTTTAGCAATTGTTGCAGATCTGGCGCTCTCTATCTACAAGATAAAGAAATCTGGCAGAAAGAAAGATGAGAAAGACAGGCTATACTTAGAATCAATAAAAACTCTTGAATCACTTGGAAGGGAGTCCTAAACCGGGCTCCCTATCTTCTCTACCTCTTCTTTTAACCATTCTATATTTCTTTCGGTGTATCGATCCTCAGTTAAGTCACCAGTCGCATGGCCTATTATTCTTTTGATTGCGTACTCGTCTACGTTATATTTTTTGGCCATAGTGACAAAAGTCTTACGAGGATCATGAGGTCGGTGCTTCTCGTTCAACCCTAACTGTAACACGATTTCTGTGAAGTATTTGTTATAGGTTGTATAGCTCATACCAATGCTATTTGGCTGATTAAACAGATAGGGACTATCTAAATACTCAGCTACTCGTATCTTACTTTTAACAAGTCCTCTTATTTTTGCATGGATAGGAATTACTCGATCCTTACCGGCATCCGTTTTCATTCCAGCTATGATTATATTTTGGTTTAGATCCACATTCTCTACTTGTACATTGAGAAGTTCTCTGGGACGCATACCAGTGTAACATTGTATTAACATCCAATCAACGAATGGCACTTCGTCAACATTCCTCCACATTATATTTATCTCTTCTTCAGTAAATGCTATGTGTTTGTTCTTAACCACGCCTAACTCTTTTGCAATGGTAGGGTTTAGTTTAATAATCTTGGCATAGTTCTGATCAATATATTCATGTTCTACTGCATAGTCAAGCATTAAACTAAATAGAGTCTTAATTCTAGGTTTTGTAGTAAGAGATTCACATTGATCGATACAGTCTCTTATATTTTTTGTTCTTAACTCAGAAACTCTCACATGATGTAATAGTTTTGAGTATTTCCACGCAACCATATGAGTCTCTATTGCGGATTTACTTAGAGCTGGGAAGTACCATTCGGACCATTCATTGAAAAGCTCTTCTACGGTCATGCTAGAGCCTTGTACGGACGGATCTCTATTATATTTAAGTAGAGCCTCGTAAGCTTCATTGTATGTTGCAAAGTAAGCAACTGGTTGAAGCAATTTACATATTGGCCTTCCTGTCTCCGGATCCTTTCCAACAGAGACCATAGCTCTGTAAGGTTTCCTGAGTGATTTGTTTCGGATTTTCGATATTTGTCCAAAACCATTTGGAAGTCTTTTACGTCTAGTTGAAGACCGTGTACGGACGGCTTCCGGTTTAAGAGGGTAACCACAGTGCGGACAAGACACCGCTTTATCCGATATTTGCAAACTACATTCGGGGCATTTGATTAACATGGTATTTCTCCTTTCGCATAGTTAGAACTTCCTTTATTTTATATTTTTGTTGTAGGAATTGTCAAGTCCTATACTCGCATATTTGGCACGTCCTTTAATGGAACAAAGTAGTTAAACAACCCAGAGAAGGAGGTAACAGTATGAACACTGAAACTTTAAACGAGGCTGTAGAACGGCTTAGGAACCAGGGAGAAGAGGAATTATATTCCGTTTCTTGCGCGGTAACTGAAGAAGGACTTGACGATCAGCTTGTCTGGAACGTTTATCGGAACATTGAAGATGTACTTAGGTGGATCAGATTATGTAACCAGTATTGGGGATCAAAACCCGGCTTTGAAGAAGGAGCATTTCCCTTCGAAGAAGTTGAGAGAAAATGCAGAACCGAACTGGCAACAGGTCTGAACGACACCGCATTGTATCTCTTCACGCTTCCGAAGATTACCCAGTCATTTATCATCAAGAGACATTACTAAGAACCAGCAAGAAGAGGGCTTACATAGTCTCTTCTTTTTCGCATAAAAAGCATAGTCTATTATGCAACAAAAAACCAAAAGGAGGAAAGGACTATGACTAAAGAAGAATTTATTAACTTTTTGGAGGAACACAATATTCATTATACGGAATATACGGATAATGGTTTGGATCAGGTGTATGTACTTTCTAGAGAAGAGTATGAGAAGAAGAAAAAGAACCCTAGGAAGTATAAAGACCTGTATGTACCTTATATTCGTGTATCCCATTTTGATGAACCTAAGTGGTATACCAGAGAGAACGGATGGACACAGTACATGGAAGTAAATAAGGTTTTAGATAAGGCAATAGAGATTGGTGCGTAACAGCACCTTTCTCTTTTATTTTTTTTATTTTTGTACGCATAAAATACATGTCCTTTAATGGAAAGGAAGTTAAGAAAAGGAGGTAATAATATGAACAAAAATGCGATTATTTTAACAAGCCTTTTATTGGCAACTGGAGCAGCTTATATTACGATCAGAAAGTTTAATAAGCGGGTCGAACAAGAAACCGAAAAAGAGTTACAAGAACTTAAGGAAAGACTTAGGGATAGCATAAAAGATACTGAAGACAACATTTCGAGTACATGGATCGACCACGATTTATTAATTGATGAGTTTTACAAGCAATTTCAACAATTAGATAAGGGAGAAAAGAAAGCAGTTTTAAAGCAGATTAACGGATTTATCTAAACCTCCTTTCCAATAAGGTGCAGGCCTAGTGATATTTACTAGGTCTGTTCCTTTTCTTTTCGCAATAATAACATATTCCTTTATGGACACATGCAAATCTATATTTAAAAAGGAGGTAACAGTATGAACGCAGTGGAAAAAATAGTAGCTTTAGTATGTGCACCAATTATTATTGGAAGTGGTATTAGTATAGTAGTAACGAAAAATGAAATAAAAAAGTATGAAAAGAAACAAAAAGAATGGGATAAGGAACACGAAGCGATTGAGGCTTATTTCGAATCTATTCGTAAAGCATTCGGAAAGGAGAAATCGGAGTAAAATTAGAAGGATAAAAGATTATGGGAGTGTGATATTTGCACTCCCTATTCTTTTTCGCAAAATTTGCATATCCTTTAATGGAAAAAGAGGTATACATGGATTACATTGAGGTTAGTCGAATATACTCAAAGGTAATACGTAGGAACATACACAAGCGGGGAGTATGGCTGTTGATATAGTATACAGAATCGACATTAACGAGAAACCCACGTTCTATTTTTTTTTTTTGCAATATTAACTTCTTCTATTATGGAAAGGATAGTAAAGGAGGTATTCGATATGAATAACAAACTTATTGTAGCTTTAACAGTTAGTGTAGTTTTAACTGGAGCAGGATTAGTATTACTTAAAGTCTATGATCGAAAGTCTTTGAAAGACACGGAAGAAGAAATCGAAAGGCTTAAGAAAGATGCTGTTAATATGGCAGTATTAGAAACAAATGTTAATGAAGCACAACGGTTGATTCATGATTATGTAAATTCAGTAGAAAAAAGGACTTCGGTTTTAGAAGAGTTTTATGAGAACTTTCAGAAATTAACACCCGAAGAAAGAAAACAATATTTAAAAGTCATTAACGGAACAATCTAAACCTCCTTTCCAATGAAAGAGACTTGGCAGCAGTTTTAACCAGGTCTCTTTCTTTTTCATTTTTGTACGCACAAATAACACACCCTTATATGAGACAGAAGCACGCTTTAGAAAAGGAGGAAAACACTATGAAGGAACTTAACTTTATTCAAAAGGCACTTATAAACATAGCAGTAACGGAACTTACAACGGCTACAATTAAAGCCTCAAGTAAGGCATGTAAGAAAGCTAAAGAACTTAAGCAACTTAGAGAAGAGAACAAAAGAGAAAACGTAGTTTACACGATTAACGCGTGTGATGTCGTAGAGATTTATAGAGATGTAGAAGTAGTAGGATGAGCCCGCTTGGGCTTTTCCTATTTTTTGTTCGCACAAATAACACCTGCTATTATGCAGAATAAAATAGAAAGGAGAACTGTGAAATGAAAGTAGTAAAAGTTATGCTTAATGGAATCAGATATTTGATAGGAGCCATAATGATGATAAGTATCATATTCCTGAGATGGGATGGATATAGTATCAAAGAAACATTGGTTCCATCAGTAATTTTGTTTCTATTGTATACATTGCTATTCATGGCAGTAATATTTATTGAGGAAGCAGAAATTAGGAAGGGCCGTAAATAGGCTCTTCTTTTTTGTTCGCACATTTTACACGTTCTTTAATGGAGAGTGAAAGCGCTTGTATGCGCTCGCCATAATTGGTGGCACACTCTCCTTTTGTTTCAGTTAACTAAATCATATTTACGAAAGGAGCACGAAAACATGGTAACGAGAACTTACAACGTATCTTTCAAGATGGAGATCAATGAGAAATCCAACGCTAGGAATTTGATTGACGAACTCCTTGCAAACTTCGAGCCTTGCCCGGAATTAGTAAGAGCTTACGAAGTGAAAGTAGAAGATCTTGGACGTGGACGGATTATTGGTGTAATTACTCAGAAGCAGATCGTTAAAGAGGAGGTAGAAAAATGAAAGTTGTAACAAAGAAGCAGAAGGTAAACGAATTCATCAAGAGAAACTGGAAGAAGATCGCAGTAGGAACCACCTTAGCCCTGGCAGGAGGCACAGCGTTATATTTGGTACTTAGAGGAAATGATGAGGCGGCAGAGATCCTCATCGACACCGGAAAGAACACTTTTGAAGGAAAGGCCTGGCCCAATGGTATCTGGGGATTTGAGAGCGTATCACTCGATGACCTTTCAGAGATGTCTGAGGCAATGATCCCAGAGATAACCGGATTCACAAAAGATCAAAAGTTTGACGAAATCATATTCGTAATGCACTAATAACTAGAGACCCTTGGCTTAACGGCTGAGGGTCTTTTCTTTATGCAAAGGAGGTAGTTTATGGGAGAGGAAAACGTAAAAATATTCGCTGACACTTTGAATTATATTTTTAACTCTGGCCATTTAGACAAATGCGTTCAGGATTCTGTTGATAACAGCAGAGTATATTTTGAAGACGAATGGCCCATTGTTAATCGTCCGATTAGAAGCAAAGAAGCTGATATTTCTGTATCCGGTGATCGTAGCTTTGAGGCAGCAAGAATATTGAGACTCGAGAATCCGGATTCAAGGATTGCTGTTCTTAACTTTGCAAATGGTGTTGTACCTGGAGGTGGGGTTCTTAATGGTGCTTCAGCTCAAGAGGAATCATTGTGTAGGATTTCTACGTTATATCCCGTAATTCTTGATGAAAAACTCGATTGCTTTTATCGGAATAATGAGGACATAGATCCACTCGATAGTACCGACTCTTTGATCTACAGCAAGGATATTGTGGTATTCAAGTCTGATACGGAAAGACCGGAATTACTTCCAAAGTCTGACTGGTACAAGGTAGATGTAATAACTATGGCGGCTCCGGATTTAGGTTACGAAGATAAGAATCCTTTGGAGTTATATTCTATTCATTTCAAAAGAGCTATGCACATGCTTACCTGTGCTGCAAGTGAAGGTTCTGATATTTTGGTCCTTGGAGCATTTGGATGTGGAGCTTTCATGAATGATCCGGTTACTGTTGCGGGGGCATGGTTCAATGCAATCAAAGTATTCCCTAAAGTATTTGACAAGATCGAATTTGCTGTATACAAAGGCGCAGATCCAGACAACTACGAGATATTTAAGGAGGTGTTCGGATGATTGTTAAGGGATACTACACAGGAGCAATTTACTGGGGATGGATCGAAGAGGAGCAGCGATACATGGCATTTCCGACAGAAAGGGAGTATCTCGATTATATTTCGGATGAGGAAGGAGATGATTAGATGGCTTTCACAGATTCATGGGTTAACGTGGATGCAGGATATTGGGCTGCTGGTGGAACTCCTGTCAGACTCAAAGATTTTGGATATAAGATCATCGAAGAGGCGAACGGCGATTACGAATACGAAGCCAATCTGATCCGGGAACTTATATTTGGATCCAAGTTCGAAGAGATGTATGAAAAGAATTATGGGCTTTGGTAAAAGTCTAACCTTTAATCGTCTCATTTTGGTTAACGATAATACAAGGCTTATGTAAACAGACAATTTATGATATTTTAAGGAGGTAGTGGTATGAGTCGTAAACGTGTGATGGATGTCTCGAGCGTTACAAAAGGAAATGGGCGGAAAGAAATCAACTATGACACAATAAAATCTAGGATGTATGCATCGTACATTGCAGCATCTAAAAAATATGAAAATAAGTTATTTCTAACGCCCGAGGAAAAGGATCCAGCTAATGGCCGACAGGTTTTTGAACAAAGAGAAATGGATCTTATCAATAGATATTTTAGAACACTTATCGAAAAAGGTCATATGCTTACAAGAAAAGAAGTAAAAGAGCAAGATACTATTGATATAACTGGTTTAATTAATAAAGATGGTATAAAATCCGGAGGAGATCTGCCATCTTATCATCGATCGGATGACGAAGAAGAGTATATTAAAACCCATCCATATTGCTTTGTTCCGCCAATGACTCGTGGAGTGATTAAGGTTAACAGCGGCAGATATTTGATATTTGATGTCGTTGATCTTAATGTCGATGAACACAAATACAAATTATATTTGGAAGACTATGGCAAAGACAAATCAGTTTGGGCAATGAATAGCTCTTCAGTGGTTGAGCTCATGTGGAAAGATGGAACCATCTCAATAATAGATGAAATTTATGCTCCATTATCAGAGCTGTTTAGTGTGATATCTCCATTGAATATGGATTTCACCGAAGATGAGAAACTCTTTTGGAACAAAGTTGTTATTCCGGACGTCATGCTTATCGATCAGATGGATGAGGATGAAGGTAAGCCGCATGTAGTAAACAATTATATTTGGTGTGTTGTTAAAACTAATATGGAACTTTCCAAAAACAAACTGCACACAAAGAGATCATCAGCAAACGGAAAGGCAAATGGCGTCGCTGAGGTAACTGATGAGAAAAGAAAGAAGCAGTTAATAAGAAATGTCGGTGAGTCAGGAATCTCAATCAAATCTGTGGATATTCCAAGAGAAGCAAACTATGAGAGGATTATTCGCTATAAAGTAGCTTCATGGAATACCAGAGGTCATGAAAGAAAACTTAAAAGCGGACGTGTGGTTTATGTTAAGCCTAGCGTGCATCACCGTAAAGCACTGCAAGGGACTTGTACGGACGAACCAGCACAAACTGTAATTCAGATTGATTAATTATATTTAGGAGGTAGCTTATGATTTATTATCAAGTTGAGGAAAATTGGGGATCTGGAGGCATGGTAATAGTTTATAACGCCTTAAATGATGTGTATAAACACGTGAAGGAAGATTTTGATGAGGAAACAGCAAATGTAGTAATAGATTGGTGTAATCAACCTTCAAATATGAATAGTGTATATAAAGATACTGGTCTTACTGTATACATGTATTCAGAATGACTTTCCCTCAAGGGTCCGTACCCGTAGCCGTGGCAGCTCGCGTCTATGGGAAGGATCCGTGCTGGGTCAGAGCTGGGATTATATCTGGATGGCTTCCGATCGGTGTGGCGACCAGGAAAGGGAGAGTTATTGAGGATTTGGAGGAGTGCAATAGTAGGTATGGCAGGATCAACTATTATATTTCTCCGAAGAAACTGTTTGAGGAAACGGGGTATGAATGGAAAGGAGAGAAAGGATGAAACCTGAATATGTATATCCTATCGACAATGACAATTATGTATATGCGCTTTGCAGGTGCGAATTGCCTATTGGATACGGCATAAAGATGAAAAAGAAAAAAGGACAAACTATTTACCCGTTTGAGTGTGATATTTGTGAGACTTGCGGGGAAGTTATACTGTCCAATGCTAACGAATGAAAGGAGAAAGAGGATGAGTGATATTTTACAATACAAACTGCTTTGTAACCAAATTAAAGAGGCCCTTAACGAAAAAGTGATTGGAGATGTGCATGTTGAATGCAGCTTCGATCCTTACATATTTGGTACTGCCATAATGATTGCGATCGATGACCCTTCTAATAAAGATTCAAGATGGTGTCACCGCGGTACATTGGATGATTTTACCATCAAGAATTCATTTGATGATGAAGAAGAAACTTCAAAGTTAATATCGGAAATTGTTAATAAGGTTTTAGATAATTATAAGGAATACGTCTATAAAAGGTATTTCTTTGATTAGGAGGGTTGTGGTATGGCAATAGATGAAAAAATTTTCTACGGTCAACACGGAATTGACATAGAGAAGGTTTATTCAGAAGGAATATTAGGACATTGTAAGGATTGCAAATACTTCGAATATGATAGTGTTGCAAATGTAGATGGAATACCGCTTATAGTAGCACACGAAATCTGTTCAAAATGGGGTGATGGCTGCAAAACAAGGGAAGATGGATATTGCTTCTTGTTCGAGCCAAAGAAAGGTGAGGTAAGCGAATGAAAAAAACAGTATGTGATATTTGCGGTAAGGAAATGGAACCCGCAATATTTGTAGATCATATCAAAGATTTGAACTTTTGCATTTCAAGTCACGGAAGAATATGGGATGTATGTACTGAATGTCGAGAAAGTCTCAATACGTGGATGACTGAACGCAGACAGGAAAGTGAGGAAAAAGATGAATGATTTTTTAACGAGTAGTCCTTTCGAACAGGACGTAGAAAAGATAATGCAGGCTATAATAGAATCCACTGAAAAAAAGATATTTGAAGAGCGAAAAGAATCCGGTGACATCAAAGAAGACTTCGCTCTGATCCTTAACCCGAAGCATAAGGATATTATTCCCGAGTTGTGGTATAAAGCAGGTTTAGCCATCCCAATCGTTTGGAGTCCTTTTGCTGAGGAAGAGAAATGTTATGTTGTTACAGACAAGACTTTTGTCAAAAATGCAAGAGTCAATATGCCTAGCATATTTGGTCTACCTGGATGGTTACCTCAATATGAAGGAAAATGGGTTCCTGATGAAAAGGAGGAGAAAGCAGATGTCGTGGAAAGAAAAGCCAAGTAAACATAATAGGAAGAATGATATTTTGGTAATTCGGGCTCCATTTCTTATGAAAAAAGAAAATATGAAAAGGACATATGATACGCTTATCAAACAAATGGAATCCGGGATTGTAATGCTACCTGCAGGATTCATCGTAGCCCTATGCCCGAAAGATGTGGAGGTGAACTTCATGGATTCTAGTAATGATATTTTTGATCCACAGGAAGGTGAGGAAGTATGACACATCAATACATGGAAATTAAATTGAAAGAATTAGAGAAGCGAATTAGGGCATTAGAACAAGAGCAAAAGACAGCACATTGGATATTAGTACATCCGCTACAAGAAGATGATTGTGGTTCATATATGTGTGATTGTTGCAAATGGGGTCATCCTAAATTAGACGGTACTGAAAAATTTTGCCCTAACTGCGGAGTGAGAATGGTTGATCAACAGGAAAGAGAGGATGCGAAATGAAAGCATGGAAAGTGGATGATAGAAATGCTGAATACGGTACAGTAATTGTATTTGCACCAACGAGAGGAAAAGCAAAAGCAATAGCATTACGCAATGATGTTACGTTTGAGGATTGTGAATGGACAGATTTAAGGGTATATAGATTTCCAGAGTATGATAAATACTATGACGGTAGTGAAATAGTGGATTTTTGGTACAGTGACGAGCACAGAGTAAGACTTGTAAGAGATTTTGGATGGTCTTGTGTAGAACAGATTGAAAGTTATTGTGAAGAATGTCCTGCAAAACAGTGGTGTCTTACATGATAGATTGCAGAAAGTGAGGATAAGGAATGACAAAAACAATATGTGATATATGCGGTAAGGAAATGCCTGCATCAATTATTGAACCTATACGCAATTATAATTTTTGTATATCAAGTCATGGCAAAGTATGGGATGTGTGTAACGAGTGCCGTGAAGCATTAAATGAGTGGATAAAATGTCGTAAGGCAGAAAGTGAGGATGAGGGATGATAGATAAAATCATAATGTGGTTATGCCATATCAAATATAAAAAGTATGGTAAGCCGATATTTTACATCAAAGGAATAAGGAATGATTATCCAAAGTATTTATTATACACAGAAAACGAAATCGTTTATCAAAGGATGAATGAGTTTTGATCCACAGAAAAGGAGCGAGAAGGAATGACTATATATGTTGATGATGGTGAAACAGTAAAGATTTATCCAGTTAAAGTAAAAGTAGCAAAAGCAGTTATGACTTTGCTTGAAACAGATGACGGGTTGGTATGGAGTGAAACACATGCAGGATATGGTGTCGTGATAGTTGATAATGGAGAAAGCGAGGATAAGGAATGAACAAAAGACAATCTAAGAAAATTAAACAAAGGAAGGTGGATGTATATTTTGAAAACAAATATGTTTACAGTTTTTTAGCAAAATGGAAAACCATTAGAACTTTGAATAAAGCGGAAAGGAGGATAAAGAATGAACGCACGACAGAAAGCAAAGTATTGGAAAAAGAGGTATCAGCAGCTTGTAAATACTCCACTTCCAAAAGTTGTTGAGGTAAATCGTGAAGTTGTACCTCTGAAGTTCAAGAGGGAGTATCCTGCCTACGCCGTATGCTTGTATACCGATGAGGTATTCGACGAGATAGTTAAGCGTGATATTTCTGACTATCTTGCTGAACATCTCCTGGAGTTTGTAGACTATAGCACCCATTACAATCCGGAAAGGGGTATGCATGTATTATATGGATGCTTGCATTTACTTAAGAGAGGAGAATAAATATGGAATACGGAAAAATTAAAATAACAGAAGGATACGATGCTTACTGGAGTGGTGTTCCAACCGAATGCTTGTTTACGGACAATGAAGGACACTACACCATTTCGGAGCTTATCGAACTGCTTAAAATGGCAAAATCTAGATGGGGTGATGTGCCTGTTTATGTTTCAGATGTAGGATTTGAATCGTCTCATGTTGGCGATACCGTTCCTGTTTCACAGTTATATTTGTACATAAGCAAATCGGGTGAAAATAGATTCTGCGTGATCGAGTCTACACCGTAAGGAGGCAGTTATGACGAATGAAGAAATGATTAAGTCCGCAAGCACAGAAGAGCTTGCCAAGTTTCTAATGTATATTGATGAGGGTCATACAGTCCCTAAAAAGTATGCATGCGATGTATGGTCTTGTATAGATTGTAAACTCGGATGGCCTTGTTATATTAACTGGCTTAAAAGAAAAAAGGAGGATTAAGCATGAATGTATATGTGCTTTTTAATGTTATTTTGGAGACCGCATTTAAATTTCCTGAACCTCATGAAGAGCTGATCGGTGTTGCGTACAACATGGAGTTTGCTAAAAACATGGCAAACGGATTCATAGATTACTACTATTCTAACGCATGTAAAAAGTGGGAACCAAAAGAATTTGAGAGTGACCAAATTGACTATTCCGATATGGTTCGGGACACGGCTAAACGTTATATTTACGTGGTTCCCGTAGAGCTTAATGAATTTAAGAAAGACAGGGAGGACGAAATCTCCGTAATCCCCGAATCTTCGGAAGAGGCAGAGAAGCGATCTAGGGAATTCAAGAAAACCTTCAAAGAAACCATGCAGGGAGGTGGTCGCAATGAGTAGTCTTCTGACTATTGTAATGGTGATTCTTGCACTAATTATTATATTTGAGTGCATTGCTCAGAAGAGAGTCCCTAGCAACTTTGTTGAGTGGCTCATTATTATTGCTGCCTGTATCCTTGTTATAAACCCCGGGAGGTGAGCGAATGATGACATTGGATGATATGATACAGTATTGCGAGAAGGTATCAAATAGTGAGGCCACATATGGAACGGCGTTTAAGAATATTACAGTAACAAGAAAAGTATGTGTAGAAGAACACAAACAACTAGCAGAGTGGTTGAAAGATTATAAAAGACTGCTTGAACAGTCGGAAGAAGGTAGTGAAAATGATTACATCGCGGAATATGTAAAAGAAAAAATGCCGGAAATATTGGGAGTTGACTATTCACTTTGGAAGTTTAACAAGAACCTGAAAATGATTTCAAATAAAATCATTGAGGGTTTTATGAATGCATTAGACGGGATCAAAATACCGTTTGAAAACGAAAACCAAGACGAACAGGAAGAAGGTGAAGATGAATGAATACTTGTGACGCTGTAGATCGAAACCTTGTAAAAAAAGATATTTCAAGATGGAGGGGTTACATAGATGATGACATGATTGCAAGGATGCACATAACTATTGATAAATTGCCGCCCGCAACGTCACAGCAGAAGGTTGGAAGCTGGATTCCAATAGAAAACGAAGATATGGAGATTATCGGATATTTCTGCTCTAATTGTGATTTACCTATGGAGACAGAAGAAAAAACGGTATATTGTCCGACGTGTGGTTCGAAGAATTTGAAAGGAGATGATTAAATGTCGTATTGGATAGTAGATAGATCTACAGTTATCACTAGTGATTCAGGCATTGAATTGCACGAATATTTGGTACATTGTGAAAATTGTGATTTCCAATGGGAATACACAACTAGTATAAGGGGAAAAATGCCGGGTAAATATTGCCCCAATTGTGGAAAGCCGATGAAAAGTAAATTTGTGTTTGAAACGGTAAAAGAGACACATGATCCATTACCAGATCAACTTAAGTCTATTGCTGATTGGTATCAAATGAGCGGTTCCGATAGAGAAGCAATGGAATTAGCGAGTGATATCTGTGAAAGAGTTATAGATATGCAGGATATCTTCATAAGGAGGTGAATAACGATGTTTGAATCTGATGTTTATTCAAGAATACTTAATCTTCAAGATCGAATTTGTGTAATTGAAGAGACTCTTGAAATCAACAATGGTCGATCAGTGTATGGTAAATGGATAGAGACAGAATCGGGTAATTATCGTTGTTCGGTATGCTCAGAGGAGCTGTCATATTTTGGTAACATTGTAAAGTATAAGTATTGCCCCTTCTGTGGTGACAAGAAAAAACGGTTTGTGATGTTCCATAAAAAGGATCGAGTTGCTAATAAAAAGGAATGTGAGGTAGAAGAATGAGAGAAGAGGAATATTTACAGGAAAAAGAAAGATCTATAAAAGATGATCTCATGAGTATCGAGAATCGTCTAAGGCATGCCTATAATCAGGGTGTGCAAATGGGTCAAAAGCTAGAAAGGGCGAAAAAAGGAGACAAGTGGCTGCTCGAGTACGGAGAGGAAAGTGGCCAACTTAAACTCACAAAATGTCAAGTTACTGATGATGCGATAAGTCGCGAAGAGGTTATCGAAATGATAATGTCAGACCCAGTCGCTGATTCCAAACTGCACTTAGTCGAAAAGATAAAACATATGCAGTATGTAATACCTACGAAGAAAACGGGACGTTGGATTCAAGGAGACACCGGCTGGTGGTATTGCAGTCATTGCAGCATTGGGAAGTATGCTCGAAATGTGGTTGAGGATATGCTTTATTGTCCAAAATGCGGTTCTAGCAATTCTATGGACTAGTACGAACGGAGGTATAATCATGAAGAACATAACTGATCATATGATCGATGCGGCGATTGCAGGATGTCAGTACAGAGTACAGAAGGGTCTTGTTGAGAACGCTTCTTGTGCGCTTAATAGAGACTTCTGTGTAGCAACTATCGATAGGGGTGATTGTGTTTCGCTGCAAGAGCTCTTTGGAACTAGAGCAAGGAGGATTAGAAGTGGGAACGAACATTCGACCGGAAACCAGTAAGAAAAACGAGTATTATATTCCAAAACATAGGTACTATGAGCTTAAGCACTTTGTGACGCAGTATCGTGACTTCCTAAAGATGCGGATGAATTATCAGTACGGCTATCAGAATCCAACGCCTACTGATTATATTTACGTATCGCGTACGAACGAGTATTCGGACCCTACTGGAGATACTGCTCTGGTGATCGAGAAGCTTACTGGATACATCGATCAAATATCAAGTGTAGCCGAAGAGGTTGATCCTATAATAGGACCAATAATTCTCCGTAACGTGGTAAACGGAGAAAGCTACGAGACATCGTCAAAGGATATTCCTTGCTGCAAGGACAGCTACTATAAGCTGTATAGGAAGTTCTTCTATTTATTAAGCCAGAGGCATTAGGAGGTAGTTATGTATAGCATAGTAAAAGACGAAAGTGTAAACGACGAGATGTATGATCTGTTCTGTTTAAAAGATAGTGCCGGTCATATTTTAGACACAACATTCGCTGCTAACAAGCAGAAAGCGAAAGAGCACTTCCTCAGAAACAACCCGTCGATAGAAGACGACCTTGAGGACTGATCACAGAGCTTCGGAAGTTATATTTCCGGGGCTCTTTTTATTAAGGAGGTGAATTAATGGCGCGACGAAAAAAAGATCCAGAACTCGCCAAGTCTAAGCGATTTACAATGCGGATCACAGAAAACGATCTCAATTACTTACGGTCACTGTCAGTTGCTGAGAAAAGGCCTATTGCGGAGATCGTGTTAAAGGCTATAAAGCGTTACAAGACAGAAGCGTAATTATATTTTAGGAGGTGTGACTATGGGTAAAATTATCAGATTAGCAAACTCGGTTAAGATCCAAGGGGTTAAAAACTTCAAGGGAAAGGATAAGCTTATAGATTACTATATTCTCCTGCCTAACGAAAAGATCTACGCGTTTTCCAAAAATTACTCGGATGTGGTTTACGATATTTGTAAGAATGGCATCCAAGTTAATGATCTCATGGCAAAGAGATCCAGAAACACAGCAGTTATGAAGTTGGTAAAGTATACTAACATGATCATGCCATATTTTGCGAAAGAGTATGATTTACCTTGCTCTTCATAAAAACCGTACGCAGGTGACAAAAAACCGAGTTATATTTATACAGTGATTTTTGTTCGCACATTTTGCACATTCTTTAATGAGAAACACGGAAACTAAAACATTAAAGGAGGTGACAGTATGTATACGGATGAAGAGATTATGGAGATGTTAGTACGAATCTTCGGTTTAGGTTAAAGTGACCGAGTTAAACAAGAGGATGAGACTTAAAGTTATATTTAGGTCTTTTCCTCTTTCCTTTCGCAATAAAAACCTGTCCTTATATGGAACACGTTGACAACAAATTTTTAAGGAGGAATTTAGTTATGAACGAAACTACAAGAAAATTGTTGGAAGAAGATTTACAAAACAGAATCAAGCAACGAGAATCCGTAGACGTTAATAGTGATGAATTTTCACTGCTTACGCAGATGATAGCATCTAACTGCGAGGAATTGATTAAGGCTGAGAAGGCTTTGATGGATCATCAAATCGCAGAAGAGAAGATCAAGCAGGAAAAGCAGCAGAAAGACGAAGAAATGAAGTTCAAATGGAAGCAGCTCGACGACGAGATTTCAATTCGTGCTGAGGAGAACGAAGAGAAGATCAAGCAGTTCGAAAGGGAAATCGAGTTGAAGGAAGCTGAAATGAGACAAAGACAGGAGCAGTTTGAAGCTGAACTTGAGGCTAGAAAGGCTCTCGAGCGAAAGAAGAACCTTCAGATTCTTGCAGCAGCATCAATAACTGCAGTTGGAGGCATTGTGTGTGTAGCGCTGAAGATCAATCACGAGAACGATTGGATTCCGAAGTTGATGGAGTTTGAAGTAAACAATTCTTTCAGCTATACGGCAGCGAAGGAGATAACGAAGAAGATCTTTAAACAGTAAACAACGAACCATAAGGAAAGAGCCTGAGGAAACTTGGGCTCTTCCGTTTTATATTTGTCAGTAAAGGAGGAGGACATGGATCAATTGAGAATTTGCAGTGATTTTATGAAGGGGCTTATAGCAAAATTCGTTACGAAAAAACTGTCCAAGTACGTAGAGGACATTAAGATAGAGAACATTCAGATCGATCGGAGAAAAGACGGTGGGTATCGTCTCCACGTTAACGGTGATATTTATGTGAGTGATCAGCAGGTATCGCAATTTTTGCACAACCTTTAATGGAACAATGAAACCAAATCCCAGAAAGGAGAACGATTATGGTAGAAGCAATCTTAACAGGACTTAGCATTGGTGGAACAGTAGTAGGTGCAGCAGCAGGTGTAGCAAGCAAGGTGTACCAGCAGAAGAAACAGCAAGAAGAGTTCGACACAAGAATGAGCGAGATGGAAGATCTGTTCAACGAGACATTTGGACTCGGTGGAATTGACCAGGATGAAGAATGAGCAAATTAGAGCCTAAGGAAACTTGGGCTCTTTGCTTTTATATTTAGAATAGGAGAATGGTACTATGGGCAGAATGAACGAATTACACATGGAGATGTGTGAGAATGTTGAGAAGATCATGTGCGACAGATTGTGTATGGTTCCTTGTGAGGCGACTTACGAATTGGCTGCTGATATTATTGAAGCAGTTTCTGAGGACTTTCATAAGACTTTAAAGGAGGAAGGCAATGAGTAAGGTGAAAGACTACTTAGTAGCGACGGTGGTTACACTCGCCGGCTATTATATTTATAAGGAGTTCATCGGAGGACTCAGCAACATGAAGCTTGACGATGTGGAGTCCGTAATCGATCGTGTGCTGGATATGGATCCGTGTACGAACGACACCAAGGTCACTCCAAATGAGAACAAGATGACTGCGATCTCCATCATGACCGACAAGGCTATGGAAACGTTTTACGATAGCACTCGTCTGGAGTTCGCTGAAAAGATATTTAACATCGCGAAGGATGCGGATCCTAGCACTAAGGACAAAGCGATGAAGAGTCTCTCGAAGATCTCTTCTAACGCACTTCGTGGAAGTACCAAGGACACATTGATGGATTATATTTCCAAGTTGGTTTAAAGAAAAGGAGGTAACACTATGAACATTGAGATTAACGGATTCGGAAAGGTACTTGTTATCGGTTTAACGATATATTTGATCGGAAGGTATGCTGGTAAGGTTGCTGCGGATAAGCAATATTATCAGGAGTATCGAATGGAGCATATGTGATATTCGCAGAAAAAACATACCCCTATATGGAGAAGATACTTAGCTCAGATGGTAGAGCATCTGTCAAACAAACAGTTGGTCCCGGGTTCGAATCCCGGAGCATCTTCTCTTTAGCTTGCAAAATTATATTCATGAAAGGAGAATGACATGAGTAGTTTTAACGAGGTAACAAAAGAAATTGCTCAGAACCTTACGGAACACAGCTCTGAACTTAAAGTCGCTAGTGGACTTATAGCAGGAGCTCTTGCGTTTGGTCTGGGAATTTGGGGAGCTGTACGGACGTGCAAAGAGTTCGAACGTAAGAAACCCAAAACCAAGAAACAGAAAGCGCTTATTATCGCAAAGAACATCGGTCCTGCAGCATTGGCTGAAGTAGCATCCGTTGCTCTAATTATATCTGGTGAGAAAGAAGCTCTGGCGGAAGCAAGCGCAGCAACATTGTCGGCAGCAATCGCGAATGAGGCTCTTCAGAGACGGATCGAAGCTACTAAAGAGTGTACGGACGAGAAAACGGTTGATAAGATCAACAGCAAAGTTGCAGAGAAGTCGATCGAGAAAGCTCCGATCTCTAACAGAGAGCTTGTGGTAACCGGACGAATGGAACAGATCTTCCAGGATGAGTTAACAGGAAGATATTTTGTTAGCTCCATGCAGGAGGTACTCGAAGCATTCAACCGGATGAATAAGGAAAATCGATCTCAAGGATATTTAGGATGCGACGAGTACTTCTACGAACTCGGATTGACAACCATCGGAGTATATGATCATCTCGGATGGATCTACGAAATCGATGGCGAGCTTGAACCAAGGTTCGTTCCGAAGCAGATGCCAGACGGACGAACGTGCAATGTAATAATGTTAGACAGTCCTCCAGACAACGGATACTGGAAGATGTCACGATGATCATATGTGAGGGCCTGTGCAGAAATGCATGGGCCTTTTTCATATTCTGCAATTCGCAGAAAAAACATGGTCCTATATGGATAACACAAAAACACTACTTTTTAAAGAAAGGATGGTATCAACATGAACGAAATGATCAATGAAGTAGCAAATGAGGCAGCAGCAGAGGTAGCAAAGGAAGCAGCCAAGAAGGTGGACTTTATGCAGGCTGGTGTAGTGGGTCTTTGCATCGTAGGTGGTGTTAGCTTGGTAGCTGGCATTGCTGTAGGTGGGAAGAAGCTCTACAACAAGTTCTTCAAGAAGGACGCTTACCTGGATGAATCCGAGGACGACTTCGACGATGATCTCACGGACGAGGACATTGTATTAGAGGAGGAAGAAACCGACAAGAAAAAGAAGTAAGTTATATTTGATCCGGCGGGAGAGATGCTTGCGAAAGCAGGCACTCTTCCTTTTGTCTTTCTTAACGGAGGTGATTATATTTGAACAAGTATCGTTACGAAGGACCAATAATGTTGTTCGAAAGTTGTATCCAAAACAAGTGGAGCGGAGAGACAATGGCCGAATCTGAAGCGAAGGCACGTAATAATTTAACGTATCAAGCGAAAAAAGCGTGCGGTCGTGTAGGAAGAAGTCAGATCTGGCTTCCTGGAAAAGTATATTTAGTAGGAGGTAGTAATTGATGGCAACAATTCCTGATTATCCATCTTCAAAAAACTCCTTAGTGCCAACTGACAATGCAAGACCTGAAGCTCCGGAAAGAGAAAAAGAACCTGATAGTGTGAAGGTAGTGCATAAAGCGGAGATCAAGAAAAGTAAATGGCAGGAGTTCGCTTCTGCGTTCTTCGAAGAAGATATTTCATCGGTGAAGGACTACATTTACAAAGAGGTGATCATCAAAGGCATCAAGGATCTTATATTTGAAGGTATTCGTGTGTTCTTCTATCCGAGCGGGGGTGGAAGAAGTGCCCGTAGAGGGTTTGGCGGATATTATTCGTATGACAAACGTTATGACGAAGGCGTTCCTTTCAGACCTGCTGGATCAAGCAACACACGAAATGTATACATGCCTAAGTCGGCCGTTGACTTCGCATCCGTGACTTTTGATCGTAGGGAGTATGCACAGGATGTGTTGGATGAGATGGTCGATTATATTCAGCATTATGGTCAGATCTCAGTTGCGAGATTCTATGACTTTGCTGGAGTAACTCCACCGCATACTGCTAACAAGTTCGGTTGGTATAAGTTGGATGGAGCTGAAACTGTAACTTTACCGGGTGGTAAGTTTGGTTTGTACTTGCCTAAGCCGGTACCTTTAAGCTAAGAGAAGGAGTTATATTTATGAGTACGTTCAATGAAGCTACTCTGGAAGTAGCAAACACATTACGAAAAGACGCTCCTGTTATCGGAATTATATTCGGTATTGGAACTCTTATCGGATCTGGTGTTGTAGCAGCAATGTCTGCTCGTAAGTCAGATAAGGTTTTAACAGCACACAAGTACGAGATCGAAGATATTAAGGAAGCTCGTAAGGCTGGATCGATCGATGAGAAGACTGAAAAGAAAGAAATTACTCGCCAGTATGGTAGAACTGCGTGGGAGTTGTTTAAGCAGTTTGCACCGGCGATTGGTATGGCAGTAGCTGGTTCAGCACTGATCTGGTTGGCTTACAAGTGTGAGCATACAAGATATTTGGAAGAACATGATAAGTTCATGGCTGCTAGTGCAGCGTTGGCAAGTACGATCGCAGACTTCAATGGTTATCGTGAACGAACGCGAGCCAGGTTCGGTGAAGAAGTCGATAATGAGCTCCTGTATGATATTCAGACAGAAGTTGTCGAAGAAGAGGTAACGGACAGCAAAGGCAAGACCAAGACGGTTAAGAAGACAGTCCAGAACCTCGATAATGCAGGTCTTCCCGGTTACGGTGTTTATGCTAAGTGGTTTAAGAAAGGATGCGATCCTTGGGAGAACAACGCGGAGATGAACAAATACACTCTGCAGTGTATCGAGGAACGCGCAAACGAGATCCTCAAGCGTGATGGTAAGCTTAGCGTAAATGATATTTATGAGATGTGCGGTATTAAAGACGAATTCGATCAGCCGCTTAAGACTAAGGCTGGTCAGGTCATGGGTTGGATTTACGATCCGGAAGGTTCCGATCATCAGATCGATTTGGGAATCTTTGAACCTGTGAACAAAGCATTCGTCAACAAGGAAGTCACGGATTGTCTCATCAACCCGATGCCGGAAGACAACATTTGGGAACTTTTGGAAGAGTAACATGCGCGAAGGATCGTCCCGACTTATATTTAGTCGGTGACGGTCTTTTCTAATTGGAGGTCATTTTATGGTTAAAAAGTCAGTGGGCTTTATTGTAGGTGTTATATTTTCTAGTTTGGTTATGAGCTTAAATGTATCCGCTATGAATGTAGAATACGCAACTCCGGATGAGATTGTTACCATAAGTTACGTTGGTGATATTCAGGAGGAAAAACCGGAACCAGAGTTCGATGAGGATGAGGTCGAGCTCATAGCAAAAGTTGTGCTTGGTGAAGCTGAGGGAGAGTCTGAGTTAGGTAAGCGGCTTGTTGCCAGTACCATTCTCAACAGGGTTGATAGTGATATTTGGCCGGACACAGTGAGCGGAGTGTGCTATCAATCAGGACAGTTTGCATGCTTGCACAATGGGAGATGCAATAGAGTGAAAATTACTGACTCTATACGAGAACTAGTAAGAGAGGAAATGGCAGCTAGAAGTAATTATTCGGTAATGTATTTTTCTTGTGGAGGGTATCACAACGGGACACCCATGTTCAAGGAAGGTGCCCATTACTTCAGTGGAAGGTAACTTACTTATATTTATCAAACTTAAACGAAAAGGGAGGAATAAACAATGACAAAGAATGATGCAATCGTTGCTTGCGTAGGTTTAACTGCTCTTGCGGCAGTGAGCGTTGTTAAGATTATATTTGATCGTAAGAACGCCAAGAAGTTCGACGAGGCTAAAGCTAACTTCAGATCGAACCATAAGATAGGTGAGATGGTGGATGAGGCTTCTGTTGAGAACGAGCTGATCTCTGACGCTGAGGACAAGGCATTTGCTAAGAAGCTTATGGTCCAGGCAAGATCTGATATGGACAATTCCACAACTATCTCCGAGTACCAGGAGAACTGCGACAAGTTCCTTGAGTTATATTCTGATCTGACCAAGGGATCCCGCGATAAGATCAAGGCTAACATCATCTATCGCAAGAAAGAGCTTGAGGATGCTGAGAAGAATGCGGCATTCAATCGGATGCAGGAATCTCAGAAGAACATTATGGATCGCCATTACAGGCATGAGATCGATATGCTGAATGCAGTTCGTAAAACTGTTGAGGTATTCAAACCTGACGCATATACACTCGGTAAGATCTACCGGGGTGCAACTGAGCTGATCCAGAATAAAGGAGAGGAGGCTCCGAATGAAGGATAAAGTTATATTTTTCATTCTTGGAGGTGCGGTAGGTTCGGTTGCAGCCTACCTCGTAACCAAGAAAACTTACGAAAAAAAACTGAATACAGAAGTCGATCAAAGGGTTAACTCCGAGATCGCTGCATACAAAGAGTATGAAAAGAAAAAGAAGGAAGCTGAGGAAAAACCTGAGCGCGAACTCACTCCGGAAGAGAAAGCGGCATTCGTAGAGAAGCCTGATCTCATGGAGTTCTGCAAGCAGAAAGCTGAGGAGCATCAGTATGTTAACTACTCTGACTCTGAAAACGAGAAGATCGGTCCGGTAATTGTATCTGAGGATGAGATCCCCATGGGTATTGAAGACGAAATCGTCAGGTACCGGTATTACCAGGATGATATTTTGGTAGATTCCGACGATGATGTACTTACAGACCGAGAGATCCGTAACACTTGTGGCTTTGCTGCACTCGATGCATTTGGCAGAGATGAGAATCCGGACCTTGTGTATGTGTTCAACAGTGAAAGGAACAGATACTACGAAATTACCCTTGACTCCCGGACATATGAAGAAGCTCAGCAGTAATGAGTTATGAGAGAGGAGTACTTCTATTATATTTGCCAATTGGTAGATGCACCTGATGAGTACGATTCTTTGTTAAAGTTTTTGTACGGACGACCGTTCACGTATACCATCCCTATGGATGCGAATCGAGAGGCTGACGGAATTGAACTTAGATACCGTTTTGGGTATGACGAGAACATTCCTTCGTCTCTCATCGCGTCCGAGTTGGACAACAAAGAATGCTCGGTGCTTGAAATGATGGCTGCCTTGACGCTTAGGGTATGCCAGATCATAGATGACTCGAATGAGGAAATGGGAAACATATTTGGAGCTATGATCAGAAGCCTCGGATTAGCAGGTCAAGTTAATTCCCGGTTCAACGAATTATATTGTATGGCTAGGATTGAAGCTTTTCTAAAACGAGATTACCTACCAGATGGCAAAGGTGGCATTGTCACACTAATTGAGCCTCCTAGAGACCTGAGGGGAGTCGAACTTTGGGATCAGGTTTTGTGGTGGCTTAATGAAAACTACTAAGCGCAAAAATTACACGGTCTAGTATGAGGGATGACATCATCCACTTATATTTTTGACTATGAAAGGAGAAAAACATGAAAGGAAGAACAAAGTTATATGAGTCGGCAAAAGTAACTGAGGATCTCGAATCGGTTGTGAACCACAATGCGATTTGGGCATCCCAGAGAATCGACCAGTTAAGAAAGGAATCTAACCGGAAGACGTTAGGGTTATATTTGCTTACCGTGCTTGTTGGTCTGCTTGGCTACAAGTTACATCAGTTAGATGCAGATCTCGACAAGCTTGGAGAAAAACACAACAAATTTGTTAATGACTTTTCGGATAGGTTGGCCGGCGTAAGTCAGGCGGACAGTTTCTTTGATGATGACTTAAGCTGAGTTATATTTTTCTTAATTTGTCTAAATTAAAAAAGAATAGGAGTTTAAAAATGGTGGATTTTTTCATGGTTTCTACAAGATCCACCAAGAATGGTGGAATAGAGATCTTCCCGAAATTCATTATTAACAATAAGTCAAAAGACTTAATGATTCGAGGTGGGGATTTCTATGCGATCTGGTTGGAAGACAAAGGATTGTGGTCTACCGAAGAAGATGATGTCATTCAACTTATAGACAGAGAACTTGATGCATACTATCAGTCTAGAAAAGCTGAGATGCCAACCGCAAGAGTGTTACATATGTGGGATGCAGACTCGGGTTCGATAGACAAGTGGCATAAGTATTGTCAAAAGCAATGTAGAGATAGTTTTCACATGCTTGACGAGAATCTTATATTTTCGAACTTCGAAGTTAAGAAGACAGATTATGCCAGCAAGATGCTCTCGTATCCTCTGGAACCCGGCGACTATTCATCATACGACAAGCTCATCGGCACGTTATATTCTCCGGAAGAGAGAAAAAAGATCGAATGGGCTATTGGAAGTGTGGTAGCAGGTGACTCAAAGAAGATACAGAAGTTCTTAGTATTCTATGGTGAGGCAGGAACAGGTAAGTCTACAATTCTTAACATTATTGAACAGCTCTTCGACGGATATTGGTCGGCATTCGATGCGAAAGCTTTAGGATCGAGTACGAACGTATTTGCGTTGGAAGCGTTCAAGACAAATCCTCTGGTCGCAATCCAACACGATGGTGACTTGTCAAGAATTGAAGATAACACAAGACTCAACAGTTTAGTTTCTCACGAAACGATGACTGTAAACGAGAAATACAAATCCACTTATGCCAACAGATTCAAGGCATTTTTATTTTTAGGTACGAACAAACCAGTTAAGATCACGGACGCAAAGTCAGGTTTGCTCAGAAGATTGATCGATGTAACTCCTAGTGGGAACCTCATCGGTCGTCGTGAGTATGCCCAGCTTGTAAAAAACGTGAAGTTCGAACTGGGTGCCATCGCTAGTCATTGTCTGGATATATATTTGTCAGATCCTGGAATGTTCGACGATTATATTCCGATCAACATGCTCGAAGTGACTAACGACTTTTATAACTTCATGGTAGATGGTTACTATGAGTTTAAGAAGGCGGATGGCATAACCCTTAAGGCTGCTTGGGAACGGTACAAGACATTCTGTGATGACACAAAGACACCGTATCCGCTGCAGTACAGGATATTTAGAGAGGAGTTCAAAGCGTATTGGGAAGAGTACGAAGAAAGGAAACAATTTGAAGACGGAAGTAGAGTTCGTAGTTGGTACTCGGGTTTCCGTGTAGACAAGTTCGAAAAGAACAAAAGGAAGGTTGAAGTGAAAGAAGAAGAAAAAAACTGGATCGTCATGCAACAGCAGCCCTCACGATTTGATGCGGAGTATGGTGACTGTCCTGCGCAATTGTCTTCAGCAGAAGAGAATAGACCGATGTACAAATGGTCGAACTGCAAGACAACTCTTCGTGATATTGACACTTCTAAACTTCACTATGTGAAAGTTCCGGAGAATCACATCATTATTGACTTTGATATTCCGGGAGACGACGGTAACAAGTCTTTGGAAAAGAACTTGGCAGAGGCAGCAAAGTGGCCACCAACTTATGCGGAGTTAAGCAAATCCGGTGCTGGTATTCATCTACATTATATTTACCAGGGAGATGTAAGCAGGTTGGCGGATCATGTGTCTGAGCATGTCGAGGTGAAAGTTGCCAAAGGTAATGCGTCGTTAAGAAGAAAATTAACGCTTTGTACGAATTTAGCGATCGCTACGATTAGTTCGGGACTTCCTCTTAGAAAGGAGCGAAAAGTGGCAACTAATCAAAACGCAATTAAGGATGAAAAGAACTTAAGAAGCATGATCGAGAAAAACTTCGAAAAGGAATTTCATGGAGACACTTCATCCAGCATCAACTTCATTAAGAAGCTTACGGATGACTCATACGAGTCTGGTATGGCTTATGATATTCGTGACATGAAGAACGCATTGATCGCGTTTGCTCAGTCAAGTACACATCAGTCTAAAAGATGCTTGATGGTAGTGGATGATATTCATCTGCTTGGAAAACCTAACGAAGAAGCTTTAAAAGAAGTAGGAGAGATGGTGTATCCTTCAATCGACGTTAGAGGAGATTCTAAGAAGGGTACGGACGGAGAAATTATATTCTTCGACGTTGAGGTGTTCCCGAATCTGTTTGTTCTATGTTGGAAAAAGATTGGAGCAAAAGATGTAAACAGAATGATCAATCCTACATCCGAACAGATCGAAGGTCTTCTTCAGTTCAAACTCGTAGGTTTCAATTGCAGGAGGTATGATAACCACATCCTGTATGCCCGATTAATGGGTTACAACAATAAGCAACTGTACAACTTGTCGCAGAAGATCATTAGTGGAGACAAGAAGAGCTTCTTTAGTGAAGCATACAACTTGTCATACACTGATATTTATGACTTCGCGAATGGGGACAACAAAACTTCGCTTAAGAAACTTGAGATCAAGATGGGAATCCACCATGATGAGCTTGGTATTCCTTGGGACAAACCGGTTCCGGAATGGGCTTATATTCTTGGTGATCATTGGGTTCCCGCATCGGATCCGGAAGTTGAGTCAAAAGAGTCTCATGCACCGCAAGCTGACGAAAACGGTAACATTCCTGTCAACTTATGGGATCGAGTTGCTGAGTACTGCTGTAACGATGTAAATGCAACTGAAGAAGCATTCAATTACCTAAATGCTGACTGGACAGCAAGACAGATCCTTGCCGACATCACAGGAATGACTGTGAATGACACATCCAACTCGTTAACCACCAGACTGATATTTGGAAAAGAAAGGAATACACAATCCGAATTAAACTGGAGAGATCTTGGAGATATGTCTAAAGCTGTAGACAGTGATCTTCCTGAGATCTATGACAAAGAGTGGACAGTGTTTGACGCAGATGGTAGACCTATATTTCCTGGGTACAAGTATGAACTTGGTAAGAGCTCATACAGAGGAGAGAATCCTTCAGAAGGTGGGTATGTCTACGCAGAACCTGGAATGTATGGTAATGTGGCACTTCTTGATATTGCTTCAATGCATCCGTCAAGTATTATTGCAGAGGAATTGTTTGGTAAGTACACCGAGAACTATGAAGATCTTGTAACAGGAAGACTTAACATCAAACACCAGAACTGGGAAGAACTGTCTGGAATGTTTGGTGGAAAGCTTGAGAAGTATATTCAGAAAGTCAAAGACGGAGAAATGACTTCCAAGCAGTTAGCAAATGCTATTAAGATTCCGATTAACTCGGTGTATGGTTTGACATCAGCATCATTCTCGAATCCGTTTAAGGATGATCGGAACGTGGACAACATCGTGGCAAAGCGTGGAGCGTTGTTCATGATCAACCTCAAGCACGAAGTTCAACGTATGGGATACAAAGTTGCTCATATTAAGACAGACTCTATTAAGATCCCGGATGCAACTCCTGAGATCATTGAGTTTGTTATGGAGTATGGTAAACTGTACGGTTACACATTTGAGCATGAGGCTACGTATGAGAGAATGTGTCTGATCAATGATGCGGTTTATATTGCTAAGTATGCAGATGGACCGCATAAGTTCGAATTGCCCACGGGTGAAGTTGTAGAAACACCTTGGACAGCAACTGGTACTGAATTCCAGGTACCTTATATTTTCAAGACATTGTTTAGCAAGGATCCGGTATCATTCAGGGATCTTTGTGTGACAAACAGTGTGACTTCAGCGTTATATTTAGACATGAACGAAGGCTATCCCGATGTTTCTTTGTTCGAGAAGGAGTATAAGAAGCTTCAATCGAAGTATAAGAAAGGTGAGTTGTCTGATACAACTTGGGAGAGCGAGGGTTCACGTCTGGTAAAGGAAATCGAAAAGGGTCACAATTATATTTTCATCGGGAAGGTTGGCCAGTTCTGTCCGGTAATTGAGGGCAGCGGCGGAGGACTTCTGATGAGAGAAAAGGACGGAAAGTACTATTCAGTAAGTGGAACAAAGGGCACAAGATGGAAGGAATCGGAATTGATCAAAGGTCTCGGGTTAGAGAAAGAGATCGACATGTCATATTTCGAAACTCAAGCGCACAATGCTATGGGTGACATCATGCAATTTGGTGATTACACATGGTTTGTGTCTGAGGATCCTTATGTCGGACCGGATTATATTCCTGGAGAAGACATGTCCTATCCGAACCCTGAGTTTTACAAAGGCGACGTAAACTTCGCTGAGAACTTCATGAATGAGCCTGAGGATGAACAACTTCCTTGGGCTCTTGAAGAATAAACAACTACAAAAAACTTATATTTAGGAGGAATTTTAAAATGGCTGAAAGAGTCTACAGAGATCCAATCTTCATTGAGAACACTAACTTCATTTACAGAACTAATTTTGCAGGCGATCCGAACAAGGATAAGTACAAGTCCACAACCAGACGTGGTAACCTGATCATCCCTACTGAGGAGCAGGCTATCGAGATGCAGGAAGCCGGGTACCGTGTAAAGACGACCATTCCTCGTGAAGGTGAGGAAGAGGGCTTTGTTCCTACATATTTTGTACCGATCATCATCGGTTATGCACATCCCAAGCGTAAACCTCGAATCTTCCTGGTAACCAACGGAGTTCCTAACGAACTTGATGAGGAGCGGGTTCATATGCTTGATGAGGTTTATGTGCTTAACGTAAACGCTACTCTTCATCCTAACTATAATCCGGAAAGAGACACCTGGACCTTGTACGTACAGACGATGTATGTCGAGCAGGATGTAGCTGACGATCCTTGGGCAAGCAGATACAACTGGAGGTCACCTGAGAATGAATGATGATATTTCTGATTCAGATGATTTGGATGATGAAGAAGATGACAATGACAAGCCTGATCTATTTTTAGCTATGCATTACTGTTCGATCGATGGTTTTTGGCAGCAGTATTATTCGAAAACTGTAGGTCGTAATGGTAGGCTATTTAGATGATCGCAATATTAACACATTCCATTATGGAGAAGGAGCTCTGGGTTATATTTACCAGGGCTCTTTCTTCTTGGTTGTAATTTAGTTCAGCTTAATTCAATGGAGGAAAAAATTATGACATTTGGAGAACTTATTAACGATTTGATGAACATGAATCACATGGGTCTCGGGCAGTATGAAGTTAGTAAATACAACTTCGGAACCGGTGGAACCGGGATTGTCCACCTGGATATTTGTCTCGAGCAGCCTAAGGAGAAGGCGGTTTCTGATGTTCCAGAACTCGACGATTCCGAGATAAGCAAAAACTGGTTTGAGGACCGTTCCAAGTACAATTCATATTTTGTGAACAAAGAAGAACAAGCCAGAAAAAAGAGAGAGGAAAGAAAAGAGACTAAAGAACCGCAGACTCTTGGGTCATACCTTTCGCAGTTCAAGGGTGCTACGTTGGTATCCGAAAATTGCAGTCTCAAACCGCTCTCGAAAGAAACTAAAGAGAATGATATTTCTGAATCCGTTTACATTACTCCTAAGAAAAGACCGACAAAGCGTTATATATATTTCAAATCGCAGGAGACGGCTAAGGAGTTCGCTACTGAGTGGGAAGATGATTTCGAAGCTCATGAGAAGAAGAGCGGATCCATTTCCAAATACAGAATTACCAGGAATACAACAGACAACGAACTTTTTAAGCGAGGATACATGTGGGTACTTTCATTCCGAATGGAATGCAAGACATTCGAAGCTATGGAGCAGCTCCTTCCAGATCTCAAGAAAAATGAGCATAAAGGAACTCGTGGCGGTCCTTGCAGAAGACTGTATCGTTGATATTTAAAAAAAAGAAAGGACAAAAGTATGGCTGAGTTACTTAATGAAGCTCAGAGGAAAGCTGTAAGCAAGATGCACAACGGTTGCATACTTTGTGGTGGAGTGGGGTCTGGTAAAAGCCGGACCTCTCTAGCCTACTATTATATTTCTCAAGGTGGAGAAGTATTTAGTGAATGGGAAAAAGTAAAAAACAACTACGAACCACAAGAGATGTGTCAACCTGTAGATCTATACATCATCACCACAGCAAAAAAGAGAGACTCGCAGGAATGGGAAGACGAGATGATTCCGTTCCATCTAAGTACGATTCCCGAGCTCAACTATTACCAAAACAAAGTAGTAGTTGACAGCTGGAACAACATAGGAAAGTATGCCGGTGTAAAAGGTGCCTTCTTTATATTTGACGAGCAAAGAGTTGTAGGTCGAGGATCTTGGGTTAAGTCATTCTTGAAAATTGCCCGTGGAAACAAATGGATTCTACTCTCTGCAACTCCTGGAGACAAATGGGAAGATTACATACCAGTCTTCATCGCAAATGGATTCTATCCGAACCGAACAGCGTTCAACAACGAGCATGTGATATTTTCACCATTCACAAACTTCCCTAAGATTGATCGCTATCTTGGAACAAAGAAGCTGGCACGATACAGAGACTCTCTACTTGTGGATATTCCTGTAAAGAAGCCAACGGTAGTCCACCATGAGGATATTTACGTAGACTACGACCGCAACTTGTACAAGCAGATCACCAAAGAGCGATGGAACATATTCAAAGGCCAACCAATCGAGAATGCATCCGAGTATTGCTATTGCCTACGACGATTAGTAAACACCGATGTATCACGAATGGTTAAAGTGCTTGAGCTGGTAGACAAGCATCCTAAGACAATTATATTTTACAACCTGATTGCCGAACTAGAGATGCTCAAAGAAAACTTGTCTTGCTTGGAAGATCAAGGCTACCAAATAGCAGAGTGCAACGGCCAGAGACACGATCCAATACCAGAAGGAGACAAGTGGGTATATTTAGTGCAGTACTCATCAGGTGCTGAGGGTTGGAACTGCATCACAACCGACACTATTATATTCTTCTCACCGAACTACTCCTATCGAATTATGGAGCAGGCAGCGGGTCGTATTGATCGAATGAACACCAAGTATGTAGATCTCTGGTATTACCATCTCAAGACCAGATCTCACATTGACTTATCCATCGAGAAGGCTCTGAGCGAAAAGAAGAAGTTTAATGAAACGAAATTCATCAGCAATGATATTTTCAAACAACCATTTCAGGTTACTAAAAACTATGGGGAGGTGAAGTAATGGCTGGAAAGGCAGGAGGTTACGGGTGTCTTACGTACGAGGGGACTACTTATATTCTTAGGAAACCACCGGTATTTAAGGCATGCGACAAAGAAGGTGTATTCACGTTCTACGGTTTTGAGCCTATGTACTTGTGCGATCCTGAGAAAAACACCGAGTGCAAGAAGACTTCGTGCCAAAAGGAATGCAAGCACACCACAAATCCAAAGTATAAGAAGGAGGTTAAGTAAGTTGGAAGACGAAAATAAAGATATTTCGGAAGCAGAAAAAAATGAACTGGATGAATTTGCTGAGGCATTGAAAAACTTGCTGATTCTCGATCGCAAGATCATTGATGCTCAGCAGCGTACGATACAGAAGCTAAGAGAGAAGCTTGCCAAGTACGAACCCACTATTAACGAGGAGGAAACACATGAGTAGAGAGAAAGAACTTGAGATGAAGGATTACGACATGGTGATTGAGGCTAACCTGTCCGTAAAGAAACCGCCTTTCGCAGGAAGATATTTCTTGTATAACGGCAAAAAGTACTTGTTCACTCACCGGCACCCTTACGAACAGAAGTACTGGTCGGATGATGTAAAACTAAGCAGTGGTAGTCCCGCAGGTGCTTGGATCAGTACGGACAAACTTAAGCCTTGTTGATATTTTACTCGGAACTGGAGGAGTTTGGAATATGACTCTTGAAGAAGCTATTGACGCGTACAAAGGAGAAAAAGTCAAGATCGGAAGTAAAGCTAACTTCTTATATTTTGGTGAGTGTAATGACGCTCTCAAGAAATACATGGAAGTAGTCGATCCTTGCTCTCTATCATTTGCTATCACCGGGATATTTAACTCGGAACTAGATGAAGGCTGGGTAATCATTCTATATGAGTCCGAAAGGTATGGCCGATTCTGGTTTGAGTGGGAGTTCCTTAAGAGCATGGAGCATGATATTTACGAAGCTTTGAAGAATGGTACGTACGATCCAAAGAATTTCGAGAATCGTAAAGCGTTCTTCAAATACAATTTAAAAAAGGAAGTGATTAATTGAGCAGCTGTTTATACAAGTTATATTCTGAATTGGACAATGTGTTCATTCCGGAAAACTTCGAAGTCTCTTTTACATTTAATAAAGGACGACTTGGAAAGTCTGGTTATATTCGTATCGTGGTTCTTGACAAAGACACAGATGCAAAAATTACCTGGGTGGTTGCACCTAAAGAACTTGAACGATGCAAACTGGACTTCATCCGTGATCACATTGAAGCCATGATTGATTCGCTTAGAGAAGATGAATGAGGAGGTAATAAATGATCAGTATAAAGAAAGTGTTCGAACCTGAGCACCAATACTTAGAAGATGAGGTAGAGGAGGATATTCTCTACGATGAAGACACGTGTGGAGATCTCGATGAGGCTGGGCTTAGTGATTACTTAGACGAGGCTTCTGAATGGGAAGACAATGATATTCACGCAGAGTACAATCTTCTCGTATACAAGTATGCAAATCTCTTGTCTAACTATCTGAGTTTGAGACGTGAGCATCAAGAATTACTTAAGAGGGACAGCGAAACGCTGGAAGAATTACTTGAGTTGAAAGAGAGGTATAGAAGAAATGCAGTCAAATTTTCACATTCTCCCCTGTCCTAAGTGCGGAAATACTCCTAAAGTGAAGAGACACCCTGATCCTTCAGAAATGGTAAAAAGATATTCTCTGAAATGTGGGTCACTGGATTGTAAGTTTAACCAGGAGTTTACAGCACCGACAGAGACATTGGCTATTGTGAACTGGAACAATGGGGTTGCGCGTGTAAACATTCGTAATACCGGATCAGAAGGTATTGTTCGCGGGTGATATTTGTAAATGGAGGAAAGGACATTGGCAGATAACAAAAAATCTACAGAGGAACAGATCCAGGAACTTATCGATGGTTACATTGATCGATACTGCAGAAAGGAAGGGTGTAGTCGAAAAGAAGCAAAGGAACACATGATGGTAAAACTCGTATCTGAGTACTATCATGATAATCCACCTAAAAGCGGAGACGAAAACAACCTTCCAAGAACAGAACTTGATATTGGTTGCAAAGGAGGTTGCTAGATGAGCAATGGAATTGAGTATGTCGGTGTAATTACCGGTCTTCGCTACACAGATTCGGATATTCGCAAGAATCAAATGCCGGAATGTGTAATGAAAGTAGCTTCTAATACGTCAAAAGAGCGTATTGATGAGTTGATAAAGGCTGAACGTATTGAGCGTCAATGCTCAGATTGTAAGGCCTGTGCCTCGTACAATTATATTTAAGAGGCTTTAAAAGGTTGATCGATAGCGTTTGTACGCGGTTTTTGGAGGCTCTATATGGGCCATTTTGGGCCTTACAGAGGTATTCTGAAGTGATATTTTCGGCCGGAAATGTAAAAAGTAAAGATTTTGGATGACTTTGAAGACCGTGTACGGACGCTTTATCGATAAATGGAGGTAATAATGATATTTTTAAGATGCTTTTTGGTGTTCTTAAGCCTTCTATTCCTAATTACATACTCTATAACGCTGGCTGCGAATGTAGGTAAAGAGGATGCAAATGGCGCAAATTTCGCTGATTTCACAGTAATTTTGTACTTTTTTGCAGTTCTGGCCTATATATTTTTGACTAGATAGGAGGTAATTTAGGTCAAATGGAGGTCTTTAGAGAGGATTTTAGGGGTGAATTTGGCCCAATTCAGGTGATATTTTACCATTGTGACATGTGCGGAGAGGCTATTCCGAAGGAACATATGGGTAATTCGAAGGCAAATCGGGATAAAATTCAGGTGAATTTGTACTCAAATAATGGTAAAATTCAGCATTTTTGTCGAAAATGTAGCCAAAAACTGGTCGAATTTGTACGGACAAAAACAGAAAAAGTTGGGTAAAAAGTGTGAATTTTGTGGCCAAATATTTTTGGAAAATTTGGGTTTTTGCAAAAAATCGTGAAAATTGTTGTGTGCACAAAAATGAAAATTTGCAAAAAATGTCGATTTCGCCCAAATATTTGGGCTTTTCGCCCATTTTTTTTTGATAGTTTGGCCACGGACTCATACCCCGCAAACCCCGATAAACACTGGGCTAGACGTTTTTGTACGTACAGAAAAAGCCCAAAAACCCATTTTTTTTTTAAGACTTTTTAAATTCTAGACCTAAAAATAAAAAGTTTTAGCGAAAATTTTTGGGTTTTTGGCCACGAGGTAAAAATTGAGGATTTTTGTGATTAATGTACGGACAATAATCGGTGATGTAGAAATTGTGAACAAATTGTGATTAATGTACGGACAAAAATGTGTAATTGTGATTTTTAGTGTTGAGGTTGCTGTAAATGATATTTTTGGAGAAAGGACGGATTTGTGACTTATGAGTAATAAGTTGATCAAGAGATCTCCTGACTACAAAAAAGTTAAAGAGTGGTTAAGGGAGAAAGCGGACAAGGAAGGTGGAGTTAACATCACCACGGAATTGATGAGCTCTGAGGAGTGCGGCTCAATTACGTACAATGAGTTTATTGATATTCTTGGTGAACTCTCTGACGAAGGATACAACTTGTTCAAAGTTGAGAAAGCATGCAACGGGATTAAGACCGGAGGAATGTTACTCTGTCGAAAAGATGTTGTGATTGCTTTCGTGAAAGATCGCAGAGATAAGAAGAAGGATAAAGAGAAAGATCCGGAGTTTGTTGGAGAGTGTCCGTACGCGGAATGATATTTTCTTTGAAGCTTGTTGACTTTCAACAGAGGTATAGGTACAATTGCAATAACTTTTAGTTTTGCGGTTGTTGATATTTTTGAGATCTGGTTGAGAAAGTCGGTGAGTGAATGAGAGATGAGTACAATGATATTTACGGACAAGACTTTGTAATTGTCTTTAAAGAGATTAATGGGAAGTTGGTGGCTAAGAGCGAGTGTGTTAAAGTTGGTGAAGATGAACTTAGAGGAAAGACCAACAAGACAGACAAAAGCCCTAATGATATTTTGCAGATAGCAGTCTTCTGTGAGAAGTGTAATGAGTATCTCGACTATGAGTCATCAGACGGATGGATGGAAGGCAAGTTTGTTTGCAAGAAATGTGAAGATGAAGTAAAGGAGAAAGTAGTATTCGAGCAGTTGGAACAGAATAGCAGAGCATTTCTAGACTACGAGGATATTTACAGCTGAGTAGAACAGAGTATAGAAGTTCCGACTACTAACAAAATTTATATTTTTGGCATTCGCAGAAAAATCATGCCCTTTTATGAGAGAGAGACGTTTTATGCGCACTTTTTGTACGCACAAAAATTTCTTTCTCTCTTTGCTTTTGAAAGGACGTTGCTTATGAAGGAAAGTGATTTTCAATCCAAGCTCATTAAAGAGCTAAAAGAAAGGTTTGAAGGTTGCTTGGTAATGAAACTGGATCCCAGGTACAAACAAGGAGTACCCGACCTATTGATATTGTACAAGAAGAAGTGGGCAACCCTGGAATGCAAAAAGGAGAAGAATGCCAAAAAGAGACCTAATCAACCATACTATGTTGAGTTGATGAACAAGATGTCGTTCTCAAGATTTATTAGTCCTGAGAACAAGGAGGAGGTTCTCGATGATTTGGAACAAGCATTCAAACCTAGTAGGACAGCACGCATTCCTCGGAGCAAGTAAGTACCACTGGATCAATTACGATCCGGAAAAGATTGGTGAGGTATATTCTAAACACCTCGCAACTTTAAGAGGTACTGAACTTCATGAGTTTGCGGCTACTTGTATCAAGTTGGACCAGAGATTACCAAGATCTCAGAAAACTTTGAACATGTACGTGAATGATGCTATTGGTTTCGGAATGAAACCGGAGCAGGTTTTATATTTTTCAGACAACTGTTTCGGCACAGCTGATGCAATTGTATTGGACAAGAAAGGTCTTTTGAGAATTCACGATTTGAAGACTGGTCTGATACCAGCACACATGGAACAGTTAATGATTTATGCAGCTCTGTTCTGTTTGGAGTACAAGTACAAGCCAGCAGACTTGGGAATGGAACTGCGTATCTACCAGAACGATGATATTTTAGTATGCAATCCTACGGTGGAAGACATTGCACCGATCATGGACAAGATCATTACTTTTGACAAGATCATCACCAAGATTAAGAGCGAGGAGGATTGATATTTATGGAACTTGAGCACTATGGCATGCCTCGCAGATCTGGTAGATATCCTTGGGGTTCTGGTGAGAATCCGTTTCAGCACATGACTGATGTTTACACCAGATACAACAAGTACAGGTCAGAAGGATTGAGCGAAAAAGAAATCGCTGAGAAGTTTAATACAACAACCACACAGCTTAGAAAGATATATCGTATGGCTAAGGATGAGGTTAAGAACGATCAGCGAGCTCAAGCTAAGAAGCTACTAAATGATGGATGGAGTAAAGAAGCAATTGCGAAAGAGCTTGGTCTTGCTGGAGAGAGTTCTGTAAGGTCGTTGCTCAACGAGAACGCAGTTGAGCGGGCAAACAAAGCTAAAACTGCATCCCAGTTTTTGAAGAATGCTGTAGACAGTAAAGGACCAATTATATTATCGCCCGGTGTAGAGCGAGAAGAAGGAATTCAGGTTTCTAAAGAGAAACTTGACGAAGCTGTATTGCTTTTACAACAGCAAGGCTATGAAGTTTATAATCGTAGAATCCCTCAGGTAACAAATCCTGGAAAGTATACAACAGTTAGTGTTGTGTGCCCTCCTGGAACAGAGTACAAAGATATTTACGATTTCTCGAAGCTTCATACATTGAAGGATCACACCAACGATGAAATCTTGACCAAGGATGGAGAAAAGATCACTAAGCCTTTTAGATATCCTCAGAGTTTGGATCCTAAAAGACTCGAAGTCAAGTACGCTGAAGAAGGCGGTGTTGACAAAGACGGTGTGATTGAGCTTAGACGAGGAGTGCCTGATATTTCGTTGGGTGAGTCTAACTATGCTCAGGTTAGAATTCTTGTTGATGGAACTCACTATTTGAAAGGTATGGCTGTATATGCTGATGACCTTCCAGATGGTATTGATGTGAGATTTAATACTAACAAGAAGCAAGGAACTCCGATATTAGGAGATGACAAGAACAACACAGTTCTTAAGAAGATCAAAAATGATCCGGAAAATCCATTTGGATCGTTGATAAAAGAGAAAGGTGGCCAGTACGATTATATTGATCCCAAGACCGGTGAAGAAAAGATGTCTCTAATTAACAAAAGAGGCGACGAAGGTGATTGGGGCGAATGGAGTCATGACCTCCCTTCTCAGTTTTTGGCAAAGCAGAACAGAAAATTGGTTAACCGACAGCTTGATCTAGCAATTGCGGATAAAGAAACGGAGTTTGCAGAGATTAACAATCTTGAAAACCCAACAATTAAGAAGAAACTTTTAAAAGAGTTTGCTAACAATTGTGATTCCGCTTCTGTTCATTTGAAAGCTGCTGCTTTACCAAGACAACAGTATCAAGTTATATTACCATTGACTTCTTTGAAGCAGAATGAGATCTATGCACCAAACTATCAAGATGGTGAAAAAGTTGCACTTGTGAGATTTCCTCATGGAGGCACTTTCGAGATTCCAATCTTGACAGTTAACAATAAGAATGCTGAAGGTAAAAGGATATTTGGAACCAACCCCAAAGATGCGGTTGGAATTCGAAAAGAAGTTGCAGATCAGCTTTCTGGTGCCGACTTTGATGGGGATACGGTTATGGTTATTCCCACAAATGATAAAATAAAGATCGATTCCAGACCACCTTTCGAAAGACTTAAAGATTTCGATGCAAAGATGGAATATGCATATCGTCCTGGAATGAAAGAGATGAAGAATACCCAGCAGGAAATGGGCAGGGTTTCTAACTTGATAACTGATATGACCATCAAAGGTGCAAGCGATGATGAAATCGAAAAAGCGGTTAGGCATTCTATGGTTGTCATCGATGCCGAAAAGCATCATTTGGACTACAAACAGTCCGAAGCAGACAATGATATTTCCCTTTTGAGAAAGAAGTACATGCTCCATGAAGGAAAGAACGGAAAAGATAGCATGGGAGCAAGTACTATTATATCTAGAGCGTCTGCTCCGGAAACAGTTTTGCGAAGAAGAGGAGATGCAAATATCAATCAGAAGGGTAAAAAGTGGTATGACCCGTCGAAGCCTGAAGGGGCATTGATATTTAAGAATGCATATGACCTCGAGTATCCTGATAGAAAACCGGTCAGAAAAGTAGATCCTGAGACTGGTAGATATTTGAAGGATAAGAATGGAAAATTCATCAATGAGACTTATATTGATGAGAATGGTAAGGAGCGTACCAAGTATTACGAAACTGGGAAGATCAAACAAAAGACCCAGGGAAGTAAGCAAATGGCAGAAGTAGACGATGCCTATAAATTGATATCTGAAAAGAGGCATCCTATAGAGCTAGCTTATGCCGATTATGCCAATAAATTGAAGTCATTGGCTAATGAGGCAAGAAAAGAGATGGTTTACACAAATCGTCTTGAGTATAAGAAAGAAGCAGCTAAAGTTTACCAGGATCAGGTAAAGTCTCTAGATGAGAAACTGAAATTTGCTCAGTCTAATAAGCAAAAAGAAACACAGGCTCAATTAATAGCAAACAGAGAGTTAGCAAGACGAGTTGCTATGGAGCCTACTGTCAAGAACAACAAGAAAGAATACCAGAAGTTAAGTCAACAAGCTTTAACAAAGGCTAGAATCCAGACAGGAGCTAAAAGAAACCCTATTGATATTGATGACAAAGAATGGGAAGCTATTCAGTCTGGAGCAATTTCCGAAAACAAGCTATCACAGATTCTCCAGTATACAGATACTGACAAACTTAGAGAAAGAGCAACTCCTAGATCGTTCAAAGAAGTTACTCCTGCTAAACAACAGAGAATCAATTCGATGGCTGCAATGGGAAAGACAAATTCTGAGATTGCGAAAGCTCTTGGACTTAGTACTTCGACAGTTTCGAAGTATCTTACTGGTGGAAACTAAGAAAGGAAGTGAATAAGAATGGCAAATGTAGCAATTACTACGGTTGACAATCCGTATAATCCGTTCAACGATTTCACTTCCTGGTTACTTTTTGATTCCCAGAAAGGTTACAACAGTTGTTCGTATCTTGACAGAGTTTGTGACATCACAGATGACATGACAGACGAAGAACAGGATGCTGAAGTTGAAAGAGGGATTGACGAGATCATCGACAATGATATTTTCAACCTGTATAAGAAGGTTCGGCCGTCTGACTACACTAAATAGCATTGATATTTTTAAGATTATCAATTACTTCTCCGCTATAGATGCTATACGTTTAAAAGAGCTAATTAGAGCATTGATATTTTTCTCTGAAAGGCTTTTGTATAGTATCCAATAGTGGAATAATTGGGTTTCAGATTTGACACATTGATATTTTTAGCGCTTAAACATTACTTACTACACAATAGTATTAGAAGCAGCTTGGACAGTATTGATATTTTCATTGAATAGTAGCCCTTATAGGCACAATTCTTATGTACAAGCAAGCGCTAATTGATATTTACAGTACTCGGAGGCCTAACAAGGCCTCTTAGTGCTTTCCTAATTGTGGTGCATTGATATTTGCAACCCCTTTCTGTCATACTTATAAGGGTCTATGGAGGCTATGAGCAAACCCAAATTGATATTTTCGCTCATTAATAGTCTCTATAGATCCTCGACAGTAAAAACATCAATAGAGCCATTGATATTTTTGGCTATATAGGGCCTTATATAGGGCTCACATATGGCGGTTTTACCCGCATTGATATTTTCATATGACCTTTCCAATACAGGCCTTATTGGAGGTATACACCTCCTTTAGCTAAAAAGAAAGAATTTCGGTATTGATATTTTCAATAGTAACTTTAACATGAATAGTAAGCACCTAGTGGGAATGAATAGATTTGTATACCACATGACTTTAAGAGCATCAAGGATACCATGCATTTGGGACAGACTCCCAGTTACCATTCCTGCTAAGTGCTTTACTTCTTTTGTTGCTATTAACTAGTCTGATTAAACAATAAAACTAATAAAGAGTTCTCTTTCAATGTTCAAGAAATTGAGTGCAAATAGCTTTTGAACCAGTTGGATTAGTTTGCTATTGCTACCACAAGCTGTTTCGGATAGCTTTGATTCAACTTCATTTGAATAACATCAATACTCATTTAATAAAAATCTCTAAAATGATAGAAAATTATGCAATAACACTATTTTGGACTTATGGACTACTTCTACAAAAAGTAGCTTTTTTAGAAAATGGCCAATTTTGTAAAATTTTTGAATTTTTTGCCAATTTTTAGAATTTTTCAATTTTTGCTAAATTATCAATTTTTAGCAATTTGGCCCCCTATGGAGATTTATAAAGGAGGGTATAGGGGGGTCTCGCAAAAACCACCCCCTCCCCTTAT